CACAAAAGGGGTGAGCATGGACAGGGAAGAAGCACACCACTTATTGAGAAATGCGAAGTACACGTTCGCGAAGACGATGCCGAAGAATCCTCATTACTATTCGGTACGAACCGAATGGGAGGATGAAGCGGTATTTGAGGACTTGGTAAAGTTCATCCGCTTGAACGGGCATCGAGAGAAATATGGTGGTCGGTGGTATACCTGTTACGTCTTCGACGGTTGGAAGTACTGGACTATGGGGTGGCCGGTACGCGAAACGACGATAATCAACCGCTGTGAGGCACCGGAATGAAATTGCGAGATTTCGAGATCCACAGTGCCTTACACAAAGAGATTGACACCGGGGGCGAAACATGCTCCCGGTTTGAAGTAGGAAACTCGATCGGTTTCGTGTATGACGTAGCGTCTTCATTCAGTCTGCCTCATTACTTCCAAAATTGCGATATCTTCTATGCTGCTCCACCGTGGCAAAAGGGATTTGAACGATTCAACGAACGGGCTGGCGTAGCCGGTGGCGCAAGTTGGCGACGATTTCAAGATGCGGTTATCAGGATGATTGAACTTCGCGGAGACCGGTCTTTCATTCTGTTCTGTGGAGCTCAATGGAAGAAGCGATGCCCGAAGGCGACGTTTGAGGTGAAGACGAATATCACTAAGGTGAGTTATGCGACGGCGCTTGTTTACACGAACAAGAACTACGACTGGGACAAGGTTGATTATTCTGGATCCGAATCCATCCTGAATGATTTGGCCGCGATGCCCTTCAGGAGAATTGGCGACTTCATGTGCGGATACGGCCAGTCAGGGCTAACATTCCACAAGGCAGGTAAGGAGTTCACGATCAGTGACATAAACAGCAAGTGTATCTGGGTTGCCCGGGAAAGGATAATTGGAAGTGATTAAAAGTATAGGTCCTCATAGAGTTTCCTGCATGGATCTCATGGATGGATTGGGAGATCTTCTGCAAGGACAGAAAGTGGATATATTCTATAGCGATCCTCCTTGGGGACAAGGATTGCTGAATTACTTTCAGACGCTGAATACGAAACAAACTGGCGCCGAGCGAAAAATGATCGACAATGATTGCTTCATCCGGACATTTTTTGATCTTGCGCGGCGAACAGCCAAAGATCTGATACTGGTGGAGTACGGTGAGAAATGGGCAGATCAGATTCAGACGGTGGCCAGATCGGTTGGTTTGCAATCTCACGGTATTGCCAAAGGACGATACGGGTCGAAGTCGAAGTGGCATGTGATGGATCTTCACATATTCTCGAAATCTGGCGACGTGGTGTTACCCAAAGGGTACCTCGAAAGTATGCGTGAGCGTTCATCCTTCGACTTCATAACAACGGCTCTAAAGCCATTTGCGGAGCCGGGGTATGTAATACTCGATCCATGCTGTGGGAAGGGCTTGACGGCACGTGCGGCAAGACACTACGGGATGACATTCCTCGGGAATGAGATTAACCTAAAGAGGTTAAGAAACACGATGAAAATCTTGGAAAGGGCGCAAGTGTGATTAAGACAATTGGAGAACACAAGGTGAGATCCGGTTCCATTATGAACGGGATCGGAGATCTCATGTCAGGCAAGAAGGCAGACATCTTTTTCAGTGATCCACCTTGGGGTCAGGGGAATCTCGGTTATTGGAACACGATGAAGAAGAAACAGACCGGATCTGGCGTCAATGATGTAGATAACGAAGATTTCCTAAAGAAGTTCTTCGAGACGGTTCACCGTTATGCGAAGGGGATCGTTCTGGTTTACTACGGAGTGAAATACCGCGAGGACTTCGCACGTTTGGCCGTGAAAAGCGGACTCATTAATCGTGGTCTGGTCACTGTCGGGTACAAAGGCGATGGCAAGGTTTACCCGATGGATCTCCATATTTTCAGTAAGTCGAAGGGTGTCCGGGTCCCGTCCGAGTTCGCCAAGTCGCTTCGCGGCAAGTATTCCGGGGATCTGGCCGAGGCGATTGTCGCTCCGTTTGCTGTGAAGGATGGCATCCTTCTCGATCCTTGTTGCGGTCAGGGTACGATGGCATATGCCGCTATTCAAAACGGCATGAAGTTCCGTGGAAACGAACTGAACGAGAAACGCGCAAAGGATACTTCCGAGCGCATTGAAGGGCTCGTCAAACGAAGCGGAAACAATGACGAGGATAAGGACAAAGAAGAATAAACTATAAGTCGATTAAAATATAGTTATCAATCTGTGGAGGGTTGTTTTCATGGCGCGTAAAAAGCGTAAAAGCACTGCTGTATACAAGAAAAAGGACGATGGATTAAGGATATACCTAAACAAAACTGTATTTGATGCAGCCCTTGATAGAATCCGGTATCTGTTTTCTGAGTTTGAAAATATCGTTGTCGGCTTCAGTGGAGGTAAAGATTCTACCGTTTGCTTCAACCTGACTATGATGGTTGCCCGGGAAATGGGGCGACTGCCGTTGAAGGTCATGTTCATAGATCAGGAAGCCGAATGGGAAGGCACGATCAAAACGGTCGAGCGGGTAATGACTCACAAAGACGTTGAACCATACTGGCTTCAGGTTCCTATGGTCATTACGAATAACGCTTCCAGCTTTGATCGCTACAATCATTGCTGGGATCCAGATCGCAAGGATGAATGGATACATCCTCAGCACCCTTTGTCGATCAAGGAAAACACCTACGGTACAGAGCGTTTCCACGACTTATTCACACGCTTCATTTCTATCCAGTTCGAGGATCAGAAGACGGCGTTGATCGGCGGCGTGAGAACTCAGGAATCTCCAAAACGTTTGGTGGGGCTCACCCAGCATCCTACCTACAAGTGGGTTACATGGGGAAAACAATTCACAAAAAGGCATTTTGTTTTCTACCCGATCTACGACTGGAAATCTCACGATATCTGGAAAGCGATCCACGACAACCGCTGGCACTACAATCCTGTGTATGATGGTCTTTACCGTCATGGCGTGACACTGAAGGATATGAGGATTTCCAATCTGCATCACGAAACCGCGCTTCAGAATTTATTGTTAATTCAGGAGATTGAACCGCAGACGTGGGACAAAATAGCACATAGGATTGCTGGCGCGAACACGATAAAACACTTGCGGTTAAAGAGCTTTTCTAGGCCTGACGTTCTTCCATTTATGTTTGAAAGTTGGGGAGAATACTGTTATTATTTAATCGACAAGATTATTCAGGAAGAAGACAACAAAATCGCTATGTTGCGCAAGTTGAGATCCTTTGAAAAAAGGTACACTCACGAAGCGATTAGAGAAGACATGTATAAAGTGGCTATAAACACTATACTGTCAAGCGATTGGGACTTCACGAAGATGGCGAACTTTTCGTGTCAAGCGCCCGTTTTCGTTTACCTGAAATGGAAAAACAGACCGGACTTCAGGCCGGGTGGATCTCCATCTCTTCTGAAGTACATCCCCGTGGAGGCGCTGCCAAATGGATAAGAATGAACTTGTGAAAATGTTGCGTGAAGAACTTTTGGGATCGACAAACAAACTGGAATTGATAGAGGAAGTGCGCGAAGTTTTGCACGAGATCTGCCCATTGAATGCGCAGCCAATTGACAATGTGCGCTGGGTTCCGAAGGAAAAGGTCGAGCCGAACGATTACAACCCGAACAGTGTTGCTCAGAAGGAGATGGGGCTTCTTTATCACAGCATCAAACAGGATGGTTACACGCAGCCGATTGTCACGATCTACGACGAGGCGCGAGATAAATACGTGATCGTAGACGGATTCCACCGGTATTACGTTGGTACGACGTGCGAGGACATCACTCAGGACAATAAAGGAATGCTCCCGGTGGTTGTTATCAAGAAGGATATCAACGAGCGCATGGCGGCGACTGTGAGACATAACAGGGCACGTGGTGAGCACAGCATTGCTGGCATGAGTAATCTGATATTCAACATGCTTGAAAACGGGTGGTCTGATGCCGAGATCTGCAATCACATCGGTCTGGAGCCGGAAGAACTTCTGAAGCTGAAGCATATCACTGGATTCTCCAAACTGTTTGAGAACGTGGAATATCAGAAGGCTTGGGAGACAAAGCGGATGATCCGTTTGCGAATGGAGCACAAGGATGAATGAATCAGCCGTAATCCCGGTCTTATCGGAAGACGGTGAAAACTTCGCAATGGTAGCAGGTGCCGGGGACGTTATCCGTCGTTTTCTCAACACGACTGGGTTTGGGATAAACACTATCAAGGATTGCGACGTACCAGCGTTCATCGCTATGTGCGAAGCATGGGGTGAGTACCGTAGGTGCTGCAATCTTCTTGAAGGTAATCCCGGGGTATACAAAACGACAACTGGCCAATGGAGAACTCACCCTATCGCCGCTGCTCGAGATCGCGCATGGAACCGGTACTACGTTCTTGCGGGAAACTTCGGATTTCTTCCATCAGCCCGTGGTGAAACGAATGCGAAACAGGAACAACCTGAAGACGATTCAATGGAAACAGTCATTGAAGTCGGTTTGGAATTCTTGCCAGAATACATACAACATGAATACGCGGACTTGATCGAAAGCCCAGTTTCCATTACAAAAGGGGTGATACAGGACTGGATACGAAGGGCGTCTTTTCATTTTAATAAAGATGGAGCGACGAAGGCGATGGTCAAAGCGCGAGGTACCCGGTCTTCCGCAATAGCAAGGGCTATATTGCTTTTCGGGGAATAACGTTTGACTTACGGAGCAAAATATGTTAAAAAAAATACTGAATATGGGTTTTTCTTTTTCCTCTCTAGGAAAGGGTCGAGAAGAACCATCGACGCTTGTAGCTGATCTTGACGAGGCTTTTGCAAACATCTCGCCAGAGGACGCTGCTTTCGTTGTGCAAGAAATAGCCAGAATGCGAGCGAACGCATTGAAGGCCGGAACCCCGGTGACGGCTACACTCGATTCCATAACAAAACAATATGAACGGGACGATAAACTCACTTTCCCAAAAATCGAGAAAATGATAAATGATGAACAGATACACTCAGCCCGAAGGACAATCGAACTTGGGCTGACTGCTTATCCGTGGGGTTATCTGAATCCAGACCCGGCTATTCAAGAGTTCGTCATGGATGCTTCCAACGCTTGTCATGGTGGAAGGGCCGGGTTGATCCGAGAGCTTCTTTACGCATTGGATTACGGGTTCACAGTTTCCGAGCGCGAGATGGCCTACAACACGGTTCACAAAAAGATCTTCATTCCACGCATAAAAACCTTGCGTCATGCAAATGTAACCTTCAACACGAACGCTAAGGGGACTGATATCGACTGGTTTGGCCAGCCGGTTCATTATGAACAGCCGGACGGTTCCGAAACTGATGTCGATGCTAATCGCCTGATGATATGGACTTATCAAGCCAAGTATGGAGATCCGTATGGGATTCCTGCACTTAAACCGTGCTACCGCGCTTGGTTCATAAAGAAGGCGTTGCTCATGGCTTGGGCTACTTCGTGCGAACGACATGGCGCTCCATGGGTGACTGCAGAATCTCCGGACGGAAACGAAACCTTCATGCGTCGAGTGTTGAACGCTTTGAGGTCGATCACTACCGACTCCGTTGTGGTTACTCCACCCGGCGTGAAGACAAACATTACACAGCCGAACTTTTCATCTGAAACGTTCAGTAGTTATGTTGCGTACCTCGATCGTCTGATCTTCCGTGTTTATACCATGCCGTCATTGGTTCTTGGTGAGGGCGAAGGTAAGGGCTCGTATGCACTTGGCAAAACTCATTTCGATCTGTTCCTTTGGAACCAGCTTGACCTTCGCAACCAGCTTGCGGAAGTTCTGTTGAAGCAATGGGTCGCACCGCTTGTATTCACGAACTTCGGCGACAAAGCGCCACTTGGAAAAGTGGTTTGGCCGAGGATGAAGGGTGAATCTCTTGCCGGTTTGCTCGAGGTTTATGCCCGGTTTGCAAACAAGGGCCTGTTGACTTACCCGGATTTGGAAGTCACGAACCTGTTCAGGGAAGCGTTGGATCTTTCACCGATGACCGAGGAACGTTTGCCGGAAGCACTTGAAAAGTATTATGAATATCTACGGTTGCAAGCGGAAGCATCTGCAATTACCAGCGAACCTAAATCCCGGGCTGAAGAAGCCCGGGAATCTCGCCCAGTTTCGCTTTCAATTGCTGAACCCCTGGAATCGTTTGCAGTTACTCCACAGGAAGTGGAGAAAACAATGGACTCCGATACTGATCGGATGTCTGCCAGAATCCGGAAGGTTTACGATTCTGTCGAGTTGAACCGGCCTACCCCTGCACAGATCCGCGACATAAAATCGTATGAGAACAATCTGGATCCGGATGAAGCGGCAGTTGAAACACTTGCATACAAGGTTGCCGTCCGTGCATTCCCGGCTAGGCGGTTTGAAGCGTCGTTCCAAGCCGCTATAGAGGCGCCTATGGGATTTGCGGCGACTCATGGGGTCCGTGATGCGTCGAAGCAAATAACCGATCTCAAACGCAAGAAGAAGGATGAAAACCAGGATGCTCCGGCGATTGACATTTCTGATATCGACGTTTACCCGGAAGACGCTGTTGAGGCATATACCGTCCAATACGCGGAGTTCAAAACCAAGCAAGAGATTTACGCCATGTCCAATACAATCAAAAGGTATATTGGAGATCTTGGCACTGGTGAGAAGACATTTGATATAACCAGCTTCATGGAGACGCTGAACAAATCATTGGATCTCAGCAAATCGAGATCCGAAACCATCGCGCAAACTGAAGTTACCCGGGGTTATAACCTTGGCCGGCTCCATCGCTACAACGATGATCCTGACTTCATTAGTGGATACAGGTTCAGTGCAATCCTAGACAAAAGGACTACGCCATACTGCCGTGACATTGACGGCAAACAAATCCAGCGTAGCGAAATGCGTGAGGAACGACTTCCACCTTTCCACTTTTCTTGCAGAACGATAATCGAACCGGTGACTGAGTTTTCGGAGCGGCAGGACTTTGATGTCGTTCCGGAACCCCCGGAAGATTTCCGAGGCGAGGTACAATGACGGTGGATCGTATGTAGTGTTGAAAGTATGTGCTGAAAAGTATTATCTTGAATAGATTGATTGACAATACTCGGTTTCAAGAAATACTGAAAAAGGACGAATTATGACAATGGAAAAAGAAAAAAATAACAAGTTCTCTGTTCTGTCAGATCCGGGTTTTCGTAAAGATAACAGGATCGTTTTCGATTGCAATTCTCTTGAGAAGAACGGCGACTTACACGACGGTGTAGGTACTTATCTCGAACTTCGCGATTTGATGATATTCAAAACCGGTAAGCATCGACCTGGCGGACATGAATACACTGTTCAAGATATCGTCAGCATCGTAAGCAATTTCGATGAATACCTCGCAAGGGGCAACTCGGTTCCGCTTCAGGTTTCCCATTCTTACAACGCTTGGGATACGGTTGGGCACGTGAAGCGGGTTTGTGCTCGTGAAGTGGATGGCGGCGCTGAACTGGTTGCTGATGTTACGGTCACTGCACCGGAAGCAATTATGAAATACAAGCGCAAAGAGTTTTCCACTATGAGCGTGGGGCTTTTGCTTCTTCCGGACGAAACGCCGTTCTTGAGCGAGTTGTCTTTCACTCCGTTCCCGGCGGTTGAAGGTGCCGGGAGATCCGCATCCATGAAAGACGTACCGGCGAAGGAAACTGAAGATCTTTCTTCAGAGGACAATGCGGAACAGGATAATGAAAATCACTCCGAAACCGATGGAGAATTGCATCTGGAAGATGCTTCACATAAAGGCAAAGAAGACAACGAAACCGATACATCGGATGACATTTACGAAGAAACCAGTAAAATAAATTCTGATGAAAGCTATGTTGAAAAAACAGAAAAGGAGAGCAACATGGGCAAAGACGAAAAAGAAGTGTTGACCGACGTTGAGTCAACCGTGGACGAGCACTCCGATATGGAAGTGACTGAAACCACTGAGAATGAAGGAGAAGTTACCGAGAATTCTGATAATACTCAGGAAGCCGAATCTGTTGCGGAAAACCATACTGAGGACAATGAAGACCGCACTGAAGAATTTTCTGCGCGGATCACTGAACTCGAAAAGCAGAACCGCGATCTCATGCAAAGGGCGAAGGATCTGTACCACCGTGAGAGAGAAACCCGCATCGATCGCGTGACTGAGGATGCCCTTACCAATGGCATCATCGCTCCGACTGATCGTGAAGCATTCTCCGCGTTCGTTGGTGATCTTGTCGCCAATGACAATGTTGAGAACTACTCTGACGAGAACAACTTCTCGCTTCTGGACAAGTTCTCCGCGTTGATCGGAAAGCTCAACAAGAAGGTTCCTGTTGGTTCCGAGATCTCGGTTCCGACTGAGAAGATGAGCACCGATGAATACGACGAAGTGACCGATGAGTACACTGAGGAATTGAAGCGTAGAAAGCAAGAGAAGAAGAAGGCTCTGAAACTTGCACGGAAGTCCGGCCTCATCGTTGAGGACGACGAATAATCGCAAACTACAACAAAGGAGAAAACCATGTTGATCAAATCTGGAAGTTTCAAAGATGAAGCGCTTGATCCGCGAGTTGAGCGCACCGGCACTACTCTCAACGAAGCGCCTATCGCGCAGACCCTCGTTGGTGGGTATGACGATTTCGTGAGTAAGTTGAAGGCGGGTCAAGTTATGGCCAAGCTGGACAATGACAAATGGGCTCCCTATGTCACTCCTGACAATGGTCTTACTGTTGCAGACAATGGGGTGTTGTCCGATCAGCAGACTGTTGATGATAATGCTGGCGTGAACGGAACCAACATGATTGGTTATCTTTCCGCTCTGGCAGACGATGGTCTGACCGGCACCATCATTGTTTCTGGCCTTGTTCACTCAAGCATGATGGTCGGTTACGACGCTGCTTGTAAGACCAAGTACACGAACCTGCTCTTTGTGTAAGAGCGATCAGAAAAGAAATAGGAGGAAAACATGGGTGGTTCACTGAATATGATTAAACATCCTTCCCTGCAGCCCCTTGCGATGCTGGGATATCTGATTAACAAAGCACGAATGGCTGACGATCTTGCAGTCGTTCTGAGTTTCTTGCCAGAGAAACCTGTTGACGAGATGGGTTTCACTTGGGACGAAGTCCAGCCTACTGCTGGCGGCATGACTCCGAAGGCTAATGGCCTCGGTAGCGCACTGCTCAACAAGCACACCACTGTCACTCACGTCGGCATGACCGATCCTTACCGCGAACAGGTTGAAATCGACCCTCGCCGCATGGGTGGTAAAGACGTGGCTACCATCGTCAGGGAAAAACTGGACATCTTGTTTGACCGACTGACTTGGCGCCAGATCTATGAGGTAATCAATCTCATTCGTACTGCCGCTGCAGCGAACCCTCAGCTGACTCCGATTGCCCCGTGGTCTAATTATGAGGACTCCAAACCTCTGCGCGACATCAAAGCCGCTAAGAGCGCTGCCAAACAGCTTGGAGTTGTCATTGACTCGATCCTAATTTCTGACGAGGCCGAGGAACACCTGACTGAGAACAATTCCATTATGAAACTTTTGTCCAATTCCAGGAAAGATCAGCTTCTGGCTACTGGCTCCATCGGTCGTCTTGCCGGTTGCGACATCTTCCCTGTGACTGCAGAAGTGATCGGTGCTATGGGTGCTGTTGATCTGATGAACAACTCCATGTACGGCTTCAAGCGTGGGTCTTCGTTCGGCGAAACCTTCGTGAGTATGCCTTACAACCCGAAATCCAAACAGGAAGACATGGGTGGCCAGCCAGTTATCGTTGAAGTCGAGAAGCACTTCAAGTGCAAACTGGTTCGTCCTTGGGGCTTGGTTGAGACTACTGACCTTTACCCTGTGACCTGATGCCTTTGATCTCTGTTGGTAATATAGTCTATCATTTGAACGATGGTTCTTCGGTAGACAAGCGGCGGTTGGACTCGGGGATCCCGGTTCAACCGTCCGCTCCAACGGAGACAATAACGGTACTTCGCAAGAAGTACTTTTACGTTGAAAAGATAAACGGTAAGCGGATAAGCGCTATATCGTTTTACTGCAACGGAAGGGTATTTACGCTTTCAGGAAGACAGTACAAAAACGATCTTGGGTTCTTCTTCGGAACGTTGCCTTGTAAAAACATCATAAACTATCAGATTCTCGGGTTAGTGACAGAAGGGATCGCTATACTGAAACAAGTGTCCCTATCGGATTATTCCGAAACAACTCGCGTGGTCAGGAGACATTAAATGAATACGTCATATAGAACGCAACAAGTATTGAACAAGGTTCTCAACCTAACCGAGACCGCTCTTAGGATTGAGGGTGTCCCTGACCCCGAGATAATCGAAAAACTCAATCAGATTATCGCTCTTATGGGCGGTTCCGAAAGCGAATCACACTACTTCCAGCATGAGTTGATGGATGAAGACCTTAACCTTCTTATCGAACCTCTCGAGAAGTGGTATCCGAAATTCCTTACAATAAATTTTGCTTCGGCAGAAACGAGGACGGTAAACGTCTACCTGAGAGAGAAAAACTCCGGTACTGATTTCTTGATCCGTTCATTCGTTGAAACCCCGGAACAGCAAACAGCACTCAACATCTGGTTCGCTGATTTCAATATCGCTCCATTCATTGCGGATGATTTTGCTCTTTACATCACCGCATCTCAGACTGCAGCATCTTGTGAAATCGACGGTCTTATCGTTTGGGACGAGATAGAGGGAGCGTAATATGTCAACGTTCATTAATGGACTACCGACAGACACTGCTCCGGTAAAATCTGTAAACAATCTAAAAGGCGCGGTTGTAATTGATTCTTCAAATACCGAGAACACTTCATCTGTTCCCGGGATTAACGTTGAAGACGCGCTTAACGCGCTTCTTGTCACGGCACAAGCGGCATTCAATAAACAAGATCTTCTAGATCGATACTGGATCCCTGAAGGAAAATACGGTGCGCCTGAAAAGATCCTCCCTTTGTCAGCCAATCGTGCTTACTACACGTATGTGATTCAAAACGATTCCCCGGTGTTTAGCCCGGACGGGATTAATTTCTACAAATATCTGTCGACTTACGGAGATGGTTCTTCCGGTTCGATGGCATTCTCAAACGACGGGATCAACTGGGAAAACGAAGTGGCAATGACTGGCCTTACTGGTTCTGGCTATCATGCCGTTCTTTTGTATGATGGGGTCAATGTTCATATCTGGTACTGGACTGGTACTATGAACTACGTCATGGGGAATTTGCATCACGCAATATCGCCCCCTTCGGCTGCGCATCAGTTTTCCGGGGATCAACAGCTTCAGGAAGTTACCCCGGGTCAGGTGTTGACCGGAACCGGCGGGACTGGTTACAGACGCGGAAGTTACGGGCCTTCACAGATGTTCTACAATCAATCAGCATCGAACGTCGGTACAGATCCACGGGATTACACGTTCTATGGCGTTCTGGGTACAACCTCGGGCTCGACAGAGTCTTCTGTGTTCGTATATTCGGCGGATGGAATTTCGTTCACTCGATGGGATGCTAATGGTGACGTTCCTATTATCGTTCCTGTATCGGATACTTTCTATTCTTATTCCGCTCACCAAGTCGTTTTTCATTACGACGAAGAATGGAAAATCTGGGTTTGTTACTTCACCGGAAGCCCGTCGAGTCCGAACAACCAGAATGTAGGTGTAGGTTTCGGAGTCAATCTTCTTGACGTTCCGGTAGTGATGGATTATCCGCTTTATTCAAAGGGTGATGATTACCCCAAATACGAGAGCAGATGCTATTGCCCTGCATTCGGCAAGTCGGCTGATGGAGAGTTCATTCTTTACAAAACCGGACGATCCTCCGAAGGCGATTATGCGACGTTTGCTTGCATGGCATCATTCTCAAGAAAAAGCGCACAAGCTCAAATCGAGATCTTCACTCCGAATTACACTCCAGCTACGGCTGTGACTCAAACCATGATTGACGACAAAGAACTTCCGCTATCTCATACTGCAATCGAATCGTATCCGATCTCGTTGTACGTGGACGGGTCAGGTTATTTGCTTCGCGGCATAAGTTGGCAAATGGTTGGCGGAAAGATCAGCTGGTCAACATTCCCAAACAGCGTTCTCAATCAGCTTGAAGTCGGCGACTATTACGAGGCGCATTACTTTACGGCGTAAGGAGGTACGATTGTAGGATATGAAAAGGGCAAACACTTGGTAGCATCATTCCCTACCATAACTGGTACTGGTAAGAAAATAAGTTCAATGTTGACGGTTAAACTATCTAGGACTGGAGGCGTTTCTGGCGACGATTATCCTGAAGACGCATTTCTCAGAGAGTTTGACATTCATTACAAAGTAGATTCGTTCGGGTCAGCACAAGAAACAGTTAAAGGCCCGGAATAACAAACACAGAAAGGACGCATAACAATGGCCGGCTACATTAAAGGGAAATTTCTCAAACAGGGTGACGTGAACGGCGATCGCCTTACCGACACTACCGTCGCAGACGGGAAAATGATTGAAACGTATCTCAAGCAGAGCGAGGTTGACGATACTTCTCTTGAATTCACTACCGATCTTCATATCAAAGACGGTGGCGTTACTTCTGCAAAGATCGCAGAAAACGCGGTTGGTGCAACCGAACTGAATGAGGCAGGCAACTACAACATTACCGGTACCCTACAGTACAATGGTAAGGAAGTTGCAACGGCCGATCAAATCAACGGTCTCCGTGGTAAGCAGAGCGTTATCTGCATCAGTGATTCGGACATCGCTCTGAGCGGCGTCCCGGCAAACGTTGACGGCGTTACCGACCTCGCTGATGGCAACCGGATCCTCCTAATCGACCAAACCGATGGTACCGAGAATGGTATCTGGGAAGTCAGGACCGGTTCGTGGACTCGTCCCGCAGACTTCCCGACCGGAGGCGATGCTGCTGCTGCATACTGTTGGGTGCAGCGTGGTGACACTTATGTTGAGCAGGGGTGGCGTTGTACTGATGATACCGGTTCCGCAATTATTGATACTGATGCATTGACCTTCACCCAGTGGAACGGCGCTGGTGGCCTGACTGGTGGTTCCTGTATCAACATTACCGGGAACAAGATCTCTGCTGATCTGACTGTAGATGGCGGTCTTGAGGCTTCCGATGGTACCGACAACGCCACCATTCAGGTAAAGGCTAGTGCTACTACCGGTGGTCTGACCAAGGATTCAACCGGTGTCCGCGTAAAAGGTACCGCGAGCGTATCCATGCCTACCGGCGGCGGAGATCTTCTCAAGATCCATCAAACTAACACTGATGAAGCTACCGGTCAGCGTATAGGTCTTAGAGTTCAGACCGATGGTTCCAGCAACAAAAACGACATCGCAATTCTTGGTATCTGCACCGACGAAGATGCAGCCGCTGCTGTTGTTGGTTATAACAGCGCCCTGGAAGCCTGGGGTAATCTGGCGGATAAGAACGGAGTAGGTGGCACGTTTGGTCGTGCTGGTGTTGGTCTTGTAGACATCGTAGATTCGAGCAAACTTATTACCGCTAAGAACTCTGACGACTACGTTGTCATGGATCTTGGTAACGGTACTATGACTCTGCGCGATGCGACATCTGGCGAGAACGTCACGATTGAGCTCGACGGACCCAACGGTAACCTCAAGCTCGGTGGCGAGATCACCAATCTTGCTGGTAGCGGTGAAGCTGCGATTAAGTTTGTGCCCGGAGATTCCGGCCTGACTTCCGACGATACCAACGATGCGATCCGCGAAGTCAAGGGTCTGGTAGATAATGCTGTTGGTGAGATTCTTGATGGCGTGTTGATCGACGGCACTGCTTACAGCAACGGGTATGTTGATCTTGGTTTCACCAATGATCCTTCCAGCCCGAGAGTTGTGCGTGTCAATCCTGATGGCGGTGTACCTCTCAACAACCATGCTCGCATCGGTTCCACTGGCGCTAACTACCACTTCCGTATGGGAGACACGAACAAGAAACGCCTGTACTTCCGCAACGTGAGCGGCGTTGGCGGCGACTTCGCTGGCGGGGCTTCCGGTGTTACCGAGGTTCTTTCCACGAACGACGTTATCTTCGCTGAAGTACTTGCATAGTCAAAGTTTGTAAGCCGGGGGGCTTCGGCCTCCCGGCAACCCCAAGAAACGTGTTCTGAAGGACATTATGTAAGAAGACGCAAAGGGAACGACAATGAATAAGTGCGACGAGCACGGAGAAATGATAAGGGAATTAGCGAAAGCTGGCGCTCACATTGAAATGATTAAAGAACAAGTTTCTGAAGCGGCAACGAAGGTCACTGGTCTTGCCGAAAAAGTTGAGCGTCTGGTTGGACGCCTTGAACCTGCATTGATCGGCATTGACAACCTCGTCGCTCACCAAAGGAATACCAGCGAAACGGTTTCGAAAATCAAACTTGAAACGAAAACCGTGCAAGAAGATTTGCAGACCTACAAAGACGAACACAAGAACACTCATAACGTTCTTCGGTGGGCTGTTACTGCTGTAAGCGGAGGTGTGTTGCTCACGATGGTTATGATCTTCGCTAAAGCGTTTGGATTGCTTTGATATGCCATATACCGACAAAGAAAAAGTTTTGCTGTTCTTGAACCGTTTGAAGGCTCTTACGGTGGACGAAGAACTAGAACCGCTGCCTTATCTTGATATTGATGGTCTGATCGGGCAGGCGACTAATATCGTAAACCAGTCCGTAGGACAGCGGTACAAATTACCGCTTCCGGAAACCTTGCCTTCAGAACTCGGGATAATCGAAACGATCACTACCATTATCGCTGCGAAGTTCACGTGGGAAAGCTGGTATGCGGAACGACAGAAAGCCCAAACACCAAAACCGTTGAGCGAATACTGGAAATGGGCTACGGCGACTCTCGAGAAGATCGCCAAAGGCGTTAAGGGATACGAACTCATTTCCCCGGACATCGAACTCAAGGACGAAACGCCCGGGATGGCAGCAATCCTAAACAACACGACCGAAGCGGATCTCAATCTTTCGAGATCTGCATTCGCAAGTGATCCTGTATTGGAAGGTGACTTTTGAAAATTACCCTGATTGGAATGGATCGAACCAGAGAGAATATCGGGCGCAGAGCACCGAGACACTTTCGAGATTTGACCGTTCCGCTTAAAAGGGTTGAAGCATATATGATCGGCGAGTCGATAAGTAAAAATTTCAGGGAGGGCGGTCGTCCAAAACGGTGGGCGGCTTTGTCAGGTGCGACGGCAACGATCAACCCAAGGCGGCAAGGGGGGAAACCTCTACAGGATACTGGCGCTCACATCAAGAATCGTATTACTGGCAAAATTGAGGGTGGCTACCGTCTCGTAATAGGTGCTGGTGGAAAGATCCCTACCATTCAACAAAAGGGCGCGAAGATCAGGGTTACGCCAGCTATGAGAAAGTTTCTTGCGGCAAAGGGGATATATCTGAGCGCGACGACAAAGGAAATCAAGATCCCTGGTCGCCAGTTCATTCTCTTTCAGCCTGAGGATATCGGCGCAATAAACAAGATATTCCGCGATTGGTCAAGAAATTACAAGGGTGTGTGACATGATTGAACCTGTTGTTATACGTGAAGCGATAGAGAACTATTTGAAGAACCATCCCCGTTTACAATCAAACGGTGAAATTGAATATAAGGGGAAAACCGTTGAGGCGATGGAAGTCAAGAAGTTCGAGGGATTCCCTTTTTCCGAATGGCTTGTAGGCATGGTTCCATCATTGCACGTGTATTACGACACTGAAACGCTTGGTAGGTTTTCAACCCAACGTAGGCAAACTGGGCTTGACCTTTACGTTTCAGCAGTCACCGCCTGTTCAACAAGACAAAAGTCGATGGACAAAACTGCGGCGTTAGCAAAAATCGTACAGCGTTGCCTTGAAGAAGAAAGTTGCCCATACCGACCTGAAGTAGTTAGAATAAAATACGATGCAGCAAGAACGGATGACAGGTTTCTGATAGTCGGGGACGTGTCGATAAAAATCCTTTACTTTGAAACGCGAGACAAATAGGAGGCCAAATGAGTTTTTTCGGTTCTGAAGGACGAGTTGCAATGAGAAAAGAGGCGAGTTACCCGACGAAGGATTCTATCTTTCCGACAACCGGTTTTAAGCCGGTGGAGCTCACCGCTGAAAATGTAGGTATCGAACAGGGATTTGTATCCCTCCAGACTTTGCGAGGAACGAACGTCCCTTCGGACGAAGTTCCCACGATTCTCCGCGCGGAAGGCGATAGCCTTGGCGTGGTCTATGCCCCTGAAAACGGCATCGGTAAAATCCTCGAGGGCGCGTTCGGTAAGCATACGGCTTATGAGGGCGTTTACGTTCCCAAGGAAAACCTTGGATGGTCGGATGGAGCTACCACTGAATTCACCGCGTCCAATGCTCCAGCTACCACAGCCGCTCCGGAACGTCTTTACGTTGACGGTGTTCTGGTAGACGCTGGCGATTACGCATGGGACGAAGTGCTTGCCAAGGTCACTTTCAACACGGCTCCTGCAGTCACCGAACTGATGGCCGCTGCAACCCCGGCTGCAAACATGTCTCTCGACACTCAGCCGGCTGGTAAATCGTGGCTCCAGTTTGTTGTCACCGCTGGCGCGGTTGATGTCGATGGTATCGTCACTGTTACTGGTAAGCGAAACGGCGTTCGTAACATTTCTGAAAACATTGACGTTTCTGTCCTTGCAGGTCAGACCAAGACGTATGAATTGACTGGCAAGTTCAGTGAAGTGAACGCGAACGGGATCGACGCTTCTGACATCATCGCTGGCGACACAGAAACCATTTCCGTGAATAAGGTTCTGAAGATCGAACTCCAGTACTTCCGATACGTGAGCGGCCTGTATTCGCATGTCTTTGAAGAGGCGCAGCCGGGTGAGAGTCTTCCGTCTTACGCAATGACTGAAGACCGCGTGGTGCATGGTGGCGTGTTTGGCTGGAACGGTGTCATGGTCAACGAACTCAGCATGACTATCAACACTGATGGCTTCATCGTTGGAGATGCTGCTATCATTGGTATGCGCGAGTTCACCAATACCGAGGATGACATTGAATATCCTACCGGGTTGACTTATAGCGATCTCAAACCATTCCTGTTCAGAGGAACCAATCTCTACCTCAACGACGAACTGAACGTCGATATGGAGAGTTTGGAATGGAGCATGAACAACAACCTTGAAGGTCGTCCTACGATTTCTCGGACGAACTACATCACGAAGATTCGTCGCGGCTCCCGCGAGATCGAAGTGAATCTCAGCAGACTGTTTGAAAACATGGAGCTCTACATGGCTTTCAAAACTGCAGAGAATGTCTCCATCATCACTGACACCCTTGGTGAAGAAGTTGTGTCCATCCCGGGCGAGTACTATCACCTGATCGTTGAGATGCCGAAACTCCGACTGACGGAAAACACTCCGGGTCTTGACGCTTCTTCTGAAGCCGTTGAGGAACCGACTGCGAAAGCACTTCCGGATCCAGTTGAGAATTACGCCATCCGCGTTGTTGTGGTGAACACTGAAAGCGGCATTTGATGGCAGATCCAGTCCTGACAATATGGGACGAAGACGGGGCGGCTCAGGTCTATTCCATTACCTACGGGCAAGTGGAAGAAGGATTTGAGTCTTCCCCTTTGGGTCTTCGCGTCTATAACAACAAAGACGGTGATCCAGATATCGCAGATGCCGAGAACGTGCGACTTTGCGCTGTAGACGACCATACTGTTCAACCTGTGACGTATGATAATACGATGGTTAAGGATGGCTGGATGGAAGCCATGTTCCTTGACTACGACGGTAATCAATTCTTTGATACCTTCGGCAAGTTGGGCGGAGCGTTGGGATTGTTGAAAAAGTGGTTTGACTACAACAACTCGGTTATCGAAGGATCTTCCGGAACGACGGAAACCCATTATGCTTCGTTTCAAATCAAGGTTGTAGTTCCAGCGGAAACACCAAGGGGGACGTATCTTGGATCGCCAGTTGTCGAATACACAGTTTCGTAGATTGCTTTCTGGATCAAAATGGGAAATCCATTTCGATTCTGGTGAAGTGGTTTTGGAGGATCTTCCGGGTCACTGGAAATCTCTTTCAGACAAAGACGTTGTTTGTGGAGAAACGATCTGGCTAGTCAAGAATCCCTGTAATCGAGTTGTTGTAAAGAGTGGTGAAATGGTTGTTGCCGAGGTCAAGTGCGAGAGTTCATCTGAAAGACCTTTCTTCAGACGTGTTTTTTCTCACATTCCGGCCTTCGGCAAAACCATTCTCAATTGCATAGAAATTGGAACCGTGAACGAAGAATCTCGGATGATCTCTATCACTACGATAGACCAGATGATGAGAATATCGAATAGGAGTTTTAGCTTTGCTCGGGAGTGAATCAAGGGCTGCAATTTGCATCGAACCTGAAAACGATCCACTATTCGGACTGGCTCCACTGACTGACTTGGTGGAGTTTCTGTCTGTCGATCCTCAAGAAACGAACAATGATTCCTTCCCGTATCCAATCGGTGGATTCCAAGGTATGCGTGAAGATTTCAGAGGGTCTACCGATATCTCCTTAGGTTCGTCCTGTCCGTTCATTCCTTACAACGGAGTCGATGTTCTGTTGGCCGGCTTCATGGGATCTGGACAAGTGATCGCCGGTAAGACAGTATTTATGGAATTGCTCGGGACTGGTACTGGATTACAAACTTCGTTCCCATTACTTCAGGCGCCTTCGGTTGATGTCGTTGACGTTACGGTAGACGGTGAACTTGAAAACCGTTATTCGGTACCTTTGCTAGATCGAGCATATTGCATGAATGAATTATCTCTTGCAACCCAGCCCGAAGGCATCCCGGGCTATTTGTCTGTCGTGGTTGAAGCCGGATCTGAACCAGTTAACTCCAGCTTTTCATTGACCGGGATAGACGAAGAAGGTGAGGAAATTTCGGATGTTCTAAATTTCAACTTGGCCTCGTTGGAAACCGGTATCCAAAACACGTCCAAGCGATTCGCTTCGGTGGACGCGAAAGGTATCAGTTGCGGAGGCGCAAATGATTGTAGAATATCTGTTTATCAAAAACCAAAGTATACGGTCGATACCTACTCTATTTCATTCTCATTCCCTCCACCGGACGGATCGAAAATCAGATCGAGTTATGTTGTCAGCGATCCTGACCTGTATACTCACGTTCTATTTCCTTCTCAGAATGGCAAGACGATATCTGTAGCGGCGGAAGAAACTGGCCGGGTTGTTCGGTACAACCGATGCCACTACGAAGGCTTCAGCGTCAACCTCGAGCCTGATAGTGCTTTGACTGCAGATGTTTCGTTCCAAGCCAAAACCAAAACCTATGAAACTTCATTGCCGACATTACCGGCTCTTGAAGAATTGAAAGGTCTTTCCATTTCATCCGCCTACATAGTCATGGGATCAGAAGAATATCCTGACATGGAAACGCTTCAGGTCAATATGCTTAGAGGTATCAATCGGGTTCCGGACGTATCTGATCAGCCGATATTGAACTACACTACGTTTTCGGTTGACGCAGAATGCACTCAAACGCTTGACAGCACTGACATATCTGGACTTTATGAAAACCGTGAGAAGTTCTTCTTTGCCTTGGTCGTTGATTTGTCAGACGGTCGATCTGTGATGTTCCAGTTCCCAAGAACATACGTGCAAATATATGCTTCACCGATTGATGGAAGTTCTCACGTTGAACTCACCTATACTTTAAGCATGTTGTATAACGGCGCTTTTGCGGATAAAATGAAAGTACTAATGGTTTCAAAGAAACTAAATATACTCTAGGAGGGCTACATGAAGTACAAAAACAAACTGATGGCAAGCAGCAAACCGAGGATCGAAGTCGAATACGAAGGCGAGAAGTTTTGGCTCAAGCCGATGTCTTTTGGCGCAGCGTGTAATGCGTTGTCCAATGCACTGAAGACTGACGAGAATGGTGAGAAGCCAAGGTTCGACGCTGGTGAAAACAACCGGGCGAAAATCAACGACTCGCTTCTGGACTGGACTCTGAAGGACGAAGAAACCGGTAAGAAGATCCCGATTTGTCCGGAAACCATCGCGGATCTCGACGAGGATTGCGCTTCCGAATTGGTCAAACGATTGGCCAAGAAAGAGAAGAAGAACGAAGAAGAACTGGGAAACTGAGACGAGAGGCGGCTGACTCATACTCGGCCATGCTTGCCGGTAGGCGTCTCCCGAAGTTGTCGAAAAAAACCGGGTACCACTTCAAAATGTATGAACTTATGAAAAGTTTTCCCGGCATTCCTCCGTCTGTTTGGATGCAAGAAGAAAACATGGAAGTACAAGCACTTCTTGTGATCGAAGATGAAGTGAAGAAGTATACAGAACAAAAGGCCAAACTAGACGAAAAGGAAATTAAAAAGAAGACCAAAAAGGGGCGCAAACGTGGCTGAAGATATTCAAATAGTTGTATCGGCAAGGGATGAAGCCTCTCAAACCCTAAAAAGAATAGACCAAGATGGATTACAGAGCATGGCAACCTCGGCAACCCAAGCCGGGGTTGCCCTTTCTGCTTTTGCAGCCGGTGGTGCTTTGGCGATCAGAAGCGCTGCAGATAGTTTCATTTCGTTTGAAACCGGTCTTAATGAAGTCAACACTCTGTTGAGCGAAGGTTCCAAACCGATTTCCGAGTTCAAGAACGAATTGCTTGACCTTTCGACCCGCGTTCCGGATTCTCTCAAGAATCTTACAGGCGGTTTGTACGATATCATTTCAGCTTCTGTCGATAGTGCTGAAGCAATGGGCGCACTTGAACTTGCATCCAAAGCGGCAGTCGCTGGCATATCAGATACGAAAACTGCAGCCGATCTTGGAACCACTGTAATGAACGCCTACGGCAAAGAAGTTGGGGAACTAGAAAATATCTTCGACATTGTTTTCACGACGATTAAAAAAGGTAAGACTACATTCCCTGAACTTGCACAGTCTATGGGTAGGATACTGCCGTTCGCAACCGCTACTGGAACAAGTTTTGAGGAAGTATCGGCGGCTCTTGCTACGCTTACGAGAAGTGGTATACAAACCCCTATTGCCGCAACCGCTATCGGAAGTGCTCTCGGAGGTCTACTTAAACCGACAAAGGGCGTTCAAGATGCCATGAAAGCACTTGATGTAAATCTTAAAGACACAAGTGGAAACTTCATCGGACTTGTTGAGTTGGTAAAACAATTCAAAGAAAAAAATCTTACTCAAGAAGATATTGCAAAACTGTTCCCAAACAAAAGGGCTCTTACTGGCATATTGACTTTGATGAAGCAATATGACGGTTTCTTAGTTGACGTTGCTGCGGCACAAAATGCAACCGGCGCTACTGCTACTGCATTCGACAAAGTAATGGCTGGTTTAGGTCCTACGTTTGATCTTTTGAAAAACAATCTAAAGGTTCTTACCCTGACCTTTTTTGAAGATCTTGTTCCAGCTTTTCAAAAGTCAGCGGTTGTGATTACGAGCGCTACCAAAGTGCTTCAAAGTATACCGGCTCCAATACGAAAGATTATAACAATCGGCGCCTCACTTTCAGTCATTCTTGCCGGTGTTAGTGGAGCATTCCTTCTTCTTGTTGGTCGTATCCCGATGATCGTTTCCGGTATGAAGTTGCTTGCGTCCGCTTTTGCATTTATTCCTACTCTTGCTAGTATTCTCACTACGGCAATCGCTCCGATAAGTCTTGCGTTGCTTGGACTGATCCCGGTTGCCCTTGCTGTTTATGGTGCTTTCAAGAACTGGGATGCAATCAAAAACGTATTCAAGAATCTGGTATCCCAAGCCGGTAGTGCAATACAATACCTCGAGCAAGCATTCTGGGCATGGATCGACGAAATACGAAACATGTCTTTCACGTTGGGTTCGATTTTTACTACTGCCTTTGTTCAGGTTAAGGATGTTGTTGAAGCTGGTATGGCGGTTATCACAGCCGCTATGGGTGGTAACTGGGAACTAGCTTTATTCCACCTTCGCGATTTCTGGGAAAAATTCAAACGCCTCATGAGTACGTCGTGGGCTGCAATCAAAGAAATACTTTCAGATCCTGAACTTCTTTCCAAATTCGTTGCCGCGTTGAAAATCGGTTTCCAAAAGGCGACTCCCGTAATCCAAAAACTTCTTAGTGAAGGTTTTAAGAAGGCTATGAAAGCGGCGTCTACAATACTCAAAGCGTCTGGCGGGACGATACTTGATGTCATGGAATCCGTACTTAAAGCCCTTCCCGGGATCATAAAAGACGGCGGCTCACTGGTCATTGCTGCATTCAAAACGTTATGGTCGATTGTAACTGGAACACAGATTGATTCAGGTCCTTTGTCGTCAACGATTTCTGAGTTGTTTACTCGGTTTAAGGCGATCATTGCTGAGAATGCACCGCCTATTAAACAAGCCATAAAGGATCTCATTGTGGAAGCGTTTGGGGAAGACGCTCTCATAAATATCACGATATTCAAAGACACTGTCTACGGGACGTTGACTGACATAAAAAATTTTTTCACAAGCGATGCCGGTGGTTTTGCGATTTTCAAGGAAACCGTTACTACAACGCTGGCGGATTTGAGGATCGAACTTGAAGCGTTGAAAATCTTTTTCACTCCATTGAAGGACGCAATTGTCACCACTTTCAATGAGATTGACGACTTCTTGACAAAACAGGATGGTATTGAGATTCTTCGTGAAACCTGGAACGAAACTATTGAAGATATCAAGACAGGTCTTGAAGTTATCGGCGGGCTTGTTACCGGAGGCTTGATAACTAAGGGTGCTTTGGCTTTAGGAACTTCTTTAGCAACTATAGGCGCTACTGCAACAGCCAGTACTGCCACCGTTGCAGCTACAGGTGCAGCCGCTACAACCGCATTGACTACTGCTGGCGCTGCAGGCGCAACCGCTGCGACTGGAATTGCCGCTACTGGAACTGCAGCCACAGGAGTCCTATCTACCCTCGGACCTGCTGCCGCTTTAGTTGGTGCTGGTTTTGCTGGTTGGAAAGCCGGTGAAGCGTTGAACGAAGTTCAAATCGGATCTCGCAAAGCGAAGGATTATATCACAGATTTCTTTACGGCAATTGGAGCAGGCGGAACCTACGCTACCGTTTCTTTGAGGGATACGTCCGCCGCTGTGCAGCAACAGGGCGAAGCGGTTAAAGAGGTCGCGGAGAATGCTAAACAAGTTGAAACCGCGTTGAGAACCGCAGATCTCACATTGCCTCCGCCGGATTTCACTTCCATCGACGCTGGGCTCGCACAGCTCAATACGTCTGCACAAGCGGCGTTTGAAAAAACGAAAGCAACCGTCCGGACATCCATCGCTGAAATAAACCAAGCGATAAGGACTGGTCTTTCTGGCGGTAATCCATTCGCTGAACTTCCGAACCAAGCATCCACTGCTATGCAGGAAGTCACTACATCCATTTCTACCAGTCTTGAAACGATCAAGACAACGGTTGCCGACATTGCTGTTCAGATCGGAGAATCGTTTACTGTTGACTTCACTACGATTGATTTCGTTGCTCCATTTTCTGAGAAGATCTCCACCTTATCAACCGTGGTAACAACCGCTATGGTTGGAGTTCAAGAAGCATTTGGAACAACCTTCGATAGCATCGTTTTGATTGTCACCGAAAAGGTAACACTGATCTCAACAAGCATTGTTGAACTTCTCAGCGGATTGCCAGAACAATTGGCTGTTGCTTTTGAAGGATTAACCGTTTCCATTGGGACAACTCTCGAAGCGATTTCCTCGACGTTCCAAACCGGTTTCACTACCATGTTTGAGATTATCAATGAGGTAGTCGTTTCCAATATGGAGAACGTTGGCGCGTTGATACAGGAAGGGTTGCTGTCCACGTTTGAACGTGTAACCGAGATCCTTCTTACACTTCCAGAGGTTTTCAGTGAAGCGTTTGCCGGTGTATCCGATGCGATCACTGGGCCACTTGACGCGATCAAACTTGCCATGACAGAACTTGCTGCTCAGATCGTTGGCGCGGTTCCTGAAATACAGTCGGCAGTTTCGTCTATCAATGCTGAACTTGCAAAACTTGGGGACGTGCAAGCATCTACCGAATCTGCAAGCCAGCTTATCCATCTTATCGAGGGAATCCTTAAAGAAGCGCAAAACGTTATTGAAGCATACGTTCCTCAGTTCCAGACATACGGCGAAGCGATCATGAACTCGTTTGCAGCCGGCATGGAAAAAGCTGGTGCTAGAATAATCAAGGCGGCGGCGGCGGCAGTATCGCAAGCCAAGCGAATCCTTGAATCGAACAGCCCACCTAAAGAGGGCCCTTTGCGTAATATCGACAAGTGGGGCTACAACGTCATGGATTCCTTTGCTGAAGGTATGGCAAATGCGGCTCCACGGGTCTTGGACATGGTAGAAGCATCCATACCAAATGGAAATTATCTTCAGATCGCTCCTGTTCCTCTTGAAGCCACTTCGTCATATGCTCCGACACCCCCTTCCGACACGAGCGGTTCTGGGGCAACTGAGGTGCATCACAACGAGTTTAATATCACGTTGCCGGGTCTTGTTGTAAGAAGCGAAGACGATGCCGCTATGGTCAAGGCGATTGTCGCACAGGCAATTGATGAAGCAATGAGGCGTGGAGCTCGGGTATGAAGTACGAACATTGGAAACAATATGCGTCTTTAAACATCTTTGAAGAAATTATCGAAGCAAGAATCTTCGGAGGTAAATACGCGATCATAGTTTCTGGAGAATTGTCTACCTTCCCTGAGTCTTTGTATCGGGTCACGATTATCGAGCTCAAATTATATGGGAATCCTAAAGTATTGGCAGAACTTGAACTTCAGGATACATCAGCTATGTTGTATGGATGGCACGGTCCTGGAAGTCAGTACAGCGATGCCAATGGGAAGCCCTATGTAAGTACAGCTTTCAACCTTTGCAATATCATTGAAACAAGAAACAACGTATTCTGGATCACCGGAAGGGGAAGGTATATAACGGTAATTGATTTCAGAAATTACTTCAATTATCCTGACAACTACGATATTGAAGAAAACTATACTACCATTACCATTCCAGACATCGTTGATGAACAAGTTGAGATACAAGGTCAGAATTACACTACTTATTGGTCACGTCCTGTGGCCGCTATAGAAGCCGATGGTTATGTTGCTTTAATGAGCCATCTTGGAACTCGGTTTTGTAATTCTTCTGGAAACTTTATGACCAATTCTTCGACCGGCAATAGTCTTCATAGGTGGACTGTACCTCTTGATTTCGATCCACTTGTGCCAGAAGAATACTTTTTCCCGTGTTATAACGTTTGTAAGATCGGTCTTATTTTCTATGGGAAACTTGGATACATAGGTATTGGAATAGCAACCTCTTTCAAACCTGGATCTGACATTATTATTCGCGGGAAGATCTTCGAAAACGGGCCAAGCGAAAGGTACTATAGAAAGTTCTTAGGGCCTATGTTCATACCTGATCCGGAAACACAAGAGTTCAGATATTTTGAACTACCAACTGGATCCGGCGCTTACATGACTCCTGATTCAACAAGACCTTTTCAAAGGGTTGCAAACACCAATTATTTGTTGGGATATAGAGATACTTCTGGTTTTGAATATCTGGTCAATACAAATCAGATACGACCCGGAAATGTTCTTTTGGATGTTGGTTCTGGGGCAATTGGCAAGGGTGAAGTTATCGCTGGCATAATGTTTCCTGAAAAGTCACAGTATCAAAGTTTTGGTGTTAGTGTAGGCCTTGATAGCCATCCTGACAATTATTCGATTGGAGTTGGAAGCGCTGTTTGTATAAACCTTTTCGGTCTTCCTTATGAATCCATGCCGGGTTGGGCTTGGAAAGAAGATCCACCTGGAAGTGGTAACTGGTATCCAGAAAACGACGTTACTGTTGAGGTTAATACATATGGCGGACACTTTGTTTCTACGTTTACCGGAGCAAAAGAAGTCAAGGTTGGTTCTGTTGCTGTTGGAACTGCATTGCTTTGTTCTGACAATTTGCCAGGTCGCATTGAAATCTACAATGCAGTAACCTTAAGGAGAACCTACCCCGGATCTGAACCACCTAAACCAGACGACATTCAGTATTACTATCTTTTCAGACCGGGTGATTACTTGAGCGCTGCCAATCATGCTAATATTTACACTACGTTTACACCACAAAGATTGGTTGACCTAAAAGGATTCAAGGTTGGCGAATTGATCGGCGATGGCAACTACCCTAAAGTTACATACGGGACTCCTGTCCAAAAGTTCTCTACAGACGGGTGGTTTATTTGTACTGAATTGGCTGCAATTGACCGAGGTTATGCTTGGGGCAATTTGCACTATTTTCCCGACATGATTAACTGTACTCAGGAAAAGACGGGAACAAGCGTTTCTATAACCAATGGACATAGAATTGCTCCCGGTACGCAAGTGCTTGATGCGAAGATTATCGGCGCTGCCCAAACATCTATTTCAGTTGACAGACCTACTTTTTTTTCTGTCGGTTTTCACTACGTCAAATCAAGGGCTTTGTCAGATTCCGGAAAGAAGATATCTGCCAAGGTTCCCACCGGAGTGACGTTTACTAGAATAGAGTCAAACGGACTTGCTTCTCTTGAGGGCGTTGTGTTTTCTAAAAGGGTTTCATACAAACTCGATAACACTACACCGCTTGGAGTATTTCCATACAAAGCTGGAGTCTGTACTGTAATTGATGAATCTATTACAATTGGAGAAGAATACCCCGGCTACAAGATCTTCGTTTCTGGGTATTACATGATTCGTTTCGGTGCAAATCTATCAGAAGATCCGAATGGCGTTATGATATACCGAAATGTAAACATAGGTGAGCCGGCTGTTATCAATGCTTCGGTGAATGGATCGCGTGTTACTCTTGTTGTGGATAACATTTACGCTGGAGAAGATTACAATCTGAACATTCAAAACGTTTCTGATGCAGAAGGGAAACGTACAATATATACTTTCAGCAAGAATTTCAAAGGGGTTTAGAATGATACAACTCGGAAATTACGTTTTTTCTCAAGCTCCTGCCGCGTTGACTCTTGCCCCCATCAAGGTAGGTGAACGTAAGACACGTGGTATCCGTGGTGATATGATAAAGTCAGGCGAAGCCAGAGTGAAAATGATCTTCACCATTTCTGGAATAATCAAGGATGATTTCGTTCACATTCTCGAGCAATTCGCTTATAGTGGGTTCCTCGTTTTCATACCCGGCGAACTATTGCCTGAAAGTCCGGATGCATCATACGTCGTTTCATTTGATACGTTCACCAAAGACAAGACCGGTGCTGAGCCAGCGTTGTACTCGATCGGCTTGGAAGAGAAATGATAAACGATTACGGTGGAAGAGGTCTTTGGGATTCACCTAATACAGCGGTTCCTGAGTATTCTATCCCGCTTATGTTCGACCGGTTGCCACAAACATTCTGGGCAGGCGGAACCTTAGAACCATATTCGATCACTTTTACAGGCGATGTGTTCTCTACAGTGATGTTCTATGGATTCAATATGTTGTCATTTGATATTGGAGTAAACGAGCTATACGCCGAAGAATACTTTGTTGACTCATGGGATGATTTGCTTTCTCAATGGAACGAAGAACTTCACGTTACGGACGGGAAAAAGGGATCTGAAGAAACTACTGCGAGGTTGTTCCCTTCCCCTGTAAACACTCAGAAACTTCGGTTTAGGATTCCATATGAAGGGCTTGTTTACAATCCAGAACCCGGACAAGGTGCCGTCGCTATCAATGAATTGATGGTATGGGGCGACGACCCTGATTACACGTACAGCATTCTTGGCGTTCATTCAAACGTACAAGTCGCTGAAAAGGCCTTTGAAGGAATCTTCTCTGAAGTCGATACGGTAGAAACCGAGATGATCGGCATCGACAGTTCTGTGAGCATATTGAGCACTGGTCGTCTTGGCCTTCACGCAAGTGTCGAAGTTCCGAATACATATTCCACGTTGATAGACGGTGTAGACCTTACAGAAACTATTGATGCAGTCCGATGGAGTCGCGGTACTGATTTCGCTTCCGGATCTCTCGGGCTTACCCTCAATTCCGAATCGTTCTGGTACAATGATTCTCGATTTGAGATCAACACCCCTGTCCAGTTCAGGGCGAACAACCGAACCCTTTTCGATGGCGTTATCGAAGACGGGAAAACGTCCAAGAGCTATCAAGGCCCTAATAGCGAAATCACTTGTTATGACAACGCAACGAATCGTTTGAACCAAAATTTCAGCGGTGTTCTTACCGGTACTACATACCGAGATCTCGTTGTCCAGATCGCTGAATACTGTGGCTTCCAGCAGTCTGAAATAGAATGTCCTGACGGCGACGATTACGGAACTTCGATTGATATCAACAACGACAATTGCCTTGAGTTACTATCCGAGATTTGTATAGTTCAGCGGTGGTTCTTCTACATTGCTGACGATGGCTCGCTGATTGTCCGTTCTTCCACTTTCGATCCGACTCCGGATCACGTTATCCCCATGTCTGAAGTTGAAGTGCAGGAAACCGTTTGCCAGAAAAGCACAATCATAAACTTGATCCGGGTTTCGAGTAATCCTGCAGGCGACGGGCAAGAAGTGTTTGGAGCTGACTTCACAAATCTCTATTCACAAGGCAAATATGGACTCGCGGAAGGACCTACGATTTCCAGTCGTTTCTTCTTGAATGAAGATCAGGTGGAAGCGGTTGGTCTTGAGATTGTGAGCAGCCGTGGTGAACCGGCAAGGACATTCAGTTTCAATCTGATTGGCGATTACGCTTTCAGGCATTATCAGGTGATTGACATTGAAATGGAAAACGATACTTACTTGAAGTTTGCCATTATCGGTGTTGAGTTCACCCTTTCAGAGTCTGAAGAACGGTGGGCAATCAAAGTCGTTCTCATAGCACAGATGCAGAACTCTTTAGGCATCACCTTCCCGTCGTTCGGATCTGCAATGAGTAGTATTCTTGGTGACTGGGCTGGCAAAGTGAACAACGTCATAACTGGTCGTGTTGAGTCGTCTTCATCGTTTGAAACTGGCGGTAAACACAATTGTTTCATCTTCAGTACTGGTTCGACTATGACCGATGTCTGGGGCGACACTTTGTATCCCCCGAGCGCTATTGTTACTCTTGCCGATTTGAACAACGACGGTACTTATGTAATCATTTCTGGCACGTTTTATGGAGGCGGAAACTGGAACTCCTACAATTACGATCCCTTCACGGTTGACGATGTTCAGACACCGGGTTCGACTACGATCTACGTCGATTTCAGTGACAACGTTGGTGAAGGTGGGGACAATCCAGAAAACTATATTATAACCGGGTTAGCGTAATGGATGATTGCAGTGGTTTCGGAATCCTTCACGACGTTTTGCGCGAGTGCAGATTCTGTTCCCGCAAATCAGCTTGTTTCGCTATGGAGAAACAGAACCGACATGAAGAAGGTCGGATAGAAACTCTCGAGATGCAAGTTGATTTGTTGAAGCGTATCGTTCGTGGTCTTACAGATCAGCTTGCCAGTGCCGGGTTCGTGTTTGCGAAACGTGTAGCCGAGGAAAACAATATCCATAGGTTGATAAGTCCTACCACTAATGTTCGATGTGCGAACTCCGGAGTTTCTGCAAATGATGTCGATCTTCGCAAAGATATCCCACGGTACTTCGAAGAATTTATGGAATACGTCGATTCCCTTCCGTCGATAGAGAGATCCGTTACGAACAAACGATTTGAGAAGAACCGCGTAGAATACTACGGCAGATCCCGCAAACCATTCTTCGCACTCACGTATCGTGGTCACATATCGGTTAAAATAGAGCTCCTTGAATACGTTTCCCCTCCATTTGCGTTCTTCAAAACACGCGGCAAAGTGGAAGGTCGTATATTCGATCTTCCAGCCATTCTTTCTGGTGGACCTTTCGAGCTGTATGACCGTGATCTGATAGATCAATTCTTCGGCCAGCTTGAATACGTTTCAGCCAAAATTGCGGAGGTCACATGATTCTTCCATCACATGTTTTGTTTCCGGTTTATCAAGGCGATACCAAACTCATTCTCAAGTACCGGGGCAAATACCCGGGCTGTTCTTTATTCGGCGGATTGTGCTTGATTGGCGAGGACGAGAAAGTTATAATTAAGTTTGATGGTTCGATAATTGGGTACTGGGATCCAGCGACAGATCTCTTTACATTTCCACCAGACGAACCTTTCAAGTATAGCGATGCGGAAGCGAAACATAAGATACAATCCGTATTAGGGAGGGCGTAAAATGCCGAAACGAAAAACTGCCAAAGACAAAGTTGACGACGCTGCAAAGCGTAAACAGGAAATGATTACTCAGGAAATCGTGGATGAAGCGACTATCCATCACCACTCCGAATTATTGACCAAGATCAATGAATTGAAGCATGAGCGTGGAGAACTCGTAAGGTTTGTTGATAAGGTGAATCAAACGAACGAAGAACTTGGTAAGAAGATTGAATCCATCAAGGAATCTTCTTCCGTTCAGAATGTCCCCGGTGGAGCCAATCACCATGAAATGGTCGAGGAATGCAGACAGGCCGTTGAGATCGAACACAAACGGCTGGAGAATATCAACAACCGTATTGGCGGTCTTGTTGCTCGTCTTGATAGTCTTACCGAAATCCTGAAGACGCTGAAGACCAAGATCGTGAGTAACACGAAACGCATGAGCCCGATGAAGGATCTCAAGAGGAAGAACCAAGTTCTTGCCGAAACAGAGAATCTGAAGCAGGAAGCGGCATCCACCAAAGACGAAATGGACGATCTGACAAACCGGATCGACCAACTCAACGAAATGGCTGTTTTCCAGAAAACTGCAATCGCCAATGCCGAGCAAGAAGTTGAGAACAGTATCAATCGCAAGAAGCGCAACGAGAAACGTGCATTCATGCAGAAGATTGCTAAGGACAATGGAGAACGAATCCAATCTCTCGAAAACGAAGTGGCTCACAATATCCAAACAATTGGTTCTTTGGAAACCAGGATCAAGGCCATTGACAACGAACTCGAATCCGTTGAAGCCAAGCTGAAAGGTATCAATATCGAGGCCGTTGGCGAACGTCTTGAAACAGCGAAGCAAACCAAAGAACCTTCCTTAACGTTCTGATGAAAACGGTACTTGATTTCAACTACCCGGTCGCACTCACCGACGAAGACGACCGAGAATCTTTTCGCATCCAAGACGGATATGGTGGGATGGTTCACGTAACTAAGTGTCGTCGGTGCGAGAATCCCGCTCAACGAGGTTCAATCTATTGTCCTGACCATGAAACGTCCGTAGCCCATACAATCGGATCTGCCCCTGCTGCAGCAAGCCGTGAGCCGCTTCAACACGAAACGTTATACGCTTCGGCGTTCACTGATCCGAAAGACCGGGTTTTGTTTGAGACGTTTCTTCAAAGCAAAGGTAACCTTGAAGCCGAGATCGCGCTTCTAAAGGTTGAAGCCGTGAAGGTTGTCCAAGCCGATTCCGCTGAGTTCAAAGGTACTCGCCAGAGAATACAAGCGCTTACCCAAATCATTGAGACAATGCGGCGCCTCATAATGACTCACCACGATCTCTTTGAGAAACTGGAAGTGTCGGTATTGATCGACTTGGAAATGGTAGGACGTATCAGCGGCAAGCTCTCTGAAGCGATGGATCGAATGAGCAATATCATAGCCGACAACGTTCCGGGCGATAAACGCGACAAGGTTGCTGACGAAATTATGGACGTAAAGCAATGGCTTGCTGGTGAATTGAGGCGGCTTACATGAAACGGGATAAGATCGGAATTCCGTTGGCTCGTCTTCCGGAGTCCAGTTTGAACATGGTATCCACCTTGATCGCAGCCAAACTGGACGATCCCATAAACAAGTGGAAGATGGATCCAGTTAAATTCGTTGCCAGCGTTCTTCATTGGAGATTCCCACAGGTTCTTCTGGCGATCCTTTATCATATTCTTGATTGTGTACGAAACAAGCGCAATATAAGAATAGTTCTTATAGGGCCTCGTGGCGGCGGCAAGACCGTCATTCTTTCAATTGTCGAATACCTTCTTTCACTTCTATACAATTACGACTTCTTGAACTTGGCCGGCTCGTTAAGCCAAGCGAAGATCATTCATGCATATCAACAGGAATTTTATAAGAAGACTGATTTCAAGAATGTCAAAAACGACAGCATCTTCCAAACGGTTTTCACTACCGGGGCATGGATTTCTTGCGTAGCAAGTTCAAGTACTCAGGTTCGTGGTAAACATCCGGGCGGAAGTAATTTGAGAATGGGTAACACGTCCGGCAAGGATTCTAGGTACAAAAACAAAGACGACATCGACTTCGATCAACTCGTTCCATACTGGGATGATGTTCAGGTTCCAGAGCCCGGTAAGGTTGACGATAGCGGCAGACGCGGCACAAGGGGCGGCGGACTTGTAATCGACGAGGAATGCGAAGCCGATCCTGAAGTAGTCCGTGACGCTTTGCCAATGGTCAACTCGGCCTTTCCGTCTGTAATCATAAGGGCATCTACTTTCCACGAACTGAACGGTACTTTCCAAGACATCGTAGACCACGCTGAAGAACGAGGATACACTTTGTTCAAGTGGGATATCTTCGATGTTATGATGGCTTGCGATAGAGATTGTTCAACGTGTTTCGACGAGTTCGCGAAAGATTCTGTCCAAGACGTTGTTGATCCGGACACTGGGCAGGTAGTAACACAAATCTTGAAAAAGGCGTATTGCGGTGGCAAGGCCAAGTTCAACGTAAACGGATTCATAAGACCGGAAGAAATCTTCAACCTTTGGATCGAGTGCGGACAGGACAAAGAATGGTTTGAGGTTGAATTCATGGGTCGCCGTCCGTCTGCCCGGGAAACAAAACTCGCACCGTATGTTGAGTCCATCTTCGTTGATGAAGACATAACGATTGAAAAGGACTGCCCAGTTTCAGGCGGGATCGACTGGGGTATGCAAGCCGGCCACAAGATCTACATCGCTGCTCCGACCGGAGTCGGTGGGCCTAAGTACCTTATCGTCACTCAAAGTTTAGCCGGTAAACCGTGCGACATCGTTTGTGATGAAGTAGAAAAACAGGATCTCAAACGCTTTGAGAAATGCGTTATTTATACTGACGGTGAGAACGTATACAACAACGACCGGCTTCACTTGGTTAATCACCCGGACGGATCTCCGTTAAAGGTTTTCCCGACGAACTTCGCTCAGAACAAAAGGGCTTTGTTGTTCCCGAATCTATTATCCCATGTCCAGAACGAAATGTTCTTGATACCGCGAAGCGTTAATGGAGCTCGATTCCCAGAAAGAACAATCAGGAATCTGAAACGAAAGATGAAAAAGTATCGGCTTGAACCTCGCGGAATGCGGAAGATGGAAGGCATGGACGAAATTGACGGTATTATGCTTGCCTTGTCTCACTGGGGAAATGCCAAACGGAAAACTGGAACCTACGGTAAAATGCCAGAGATTCTTACTGGCGGACGTGCAATAACGAACTTCGGAGGACTGTGAACGGAACGACCCTTAGAGAGATTGTGACTCACAAAAAGATTCTTCCATCTCACCCGAAGGTGGAAGAACTTGTTTTACCAGTGGTTTATCTCGACGCCTCAAAACGTTGTATAAACGGGCAGCGCTACGACGTGGTGTGTTTACCCGGGTATGATCCTGAAATTGATTCAGGCGCATCCTTGTGGCCTCTCATAAGCATAAATGGCGAGTTGTTCATGCCCGAAACCAGATATCTGTTTCTCAAAAGATTATTGTTTCTCTCGAGAGGCGGACGTTCGATCTACGATTCATTGGTTAAAATGCAGCCCGAAGCGGTTGCTGGCATATACGACTGGCCTGATAAAGCCATATTGAAGATGCTTGTTGCACTACCACGCCGGAAGATTGCGAAGATTCTTTATCGCGCTAAAAAGAAAATAGCCCCATGACAGGGGCTATGTTCAATTCTTGTTGATCCGTTACGAATCTAGAGCAATGAACTCCCTGTAAGATTCAACGATGTTCCTCGCCGTTTCCAGATTCATGCTTCCGCCTTCTTTGACCCTTGACAGAATCTTATACATCAAACGGATCGCAATGTATTCAGTTTTGTTAGGCCAGCATATGCTTGCAAATATGTTCCACTTGTCACGCGGAATCGAATTGAGAATGTTGGCGATGTCGCTTGGTGTAGGGATGTTGAACTCAAGCACGTCTGTCGGTTTCGGATCTTCCTTGTTTGTTTTTTTGTTCGTGACCATTTTGCCCTCCTTGAGTAATTGTCGCGTTTTAGATTTCGTTTGTCAAGTCAACCTTTTGTATTTCCGGGGACTTTCCTTAGTGACTATCTGATCTCTTGTGAATCCGGTTTGATCCATCACTTGCTCTATAGCGTCCATTGCATTTAGGTTTTCCTTGCTGCCATGTATTAAATAAACCTTCTTCACTGTGGTCTTATCAATCGAATTGAGAAACCGTATGCAGCCCCGTACACTCATATGAGTCGTGAACAAACGCGAGCGATATGGACAGTCGGTTATCAGATCTTCCCTGTAATTGCATTCGATCATTATGTGAGTAAGACCGTCGAACTTCGCGCGGATCAACGCGGTGTCGCTTGCATACAAGATCCGGTCGCCTTTCGGAGTGCCAATGAGAAAGCACAGTGGTTGCGTCCCGTCGTGAACAGCATCGAATGGAACGACTGCCCACCGTTTCTTGATTACGACTGTCTTAGACGGTTCTACATGCACGATACGATGACCTGTCAAACCAGCGTCGTCTGCCGTACCTTTTGACATGTATAGATCGACTCCGCGTTTGGCCAGTTCTTTAGCGCCTACAATGTGATCTCCATGAGCATGTGAGATTAAAACTCCATCAAGCGATGCTACTCGATGATCCAACGCTTTGTAGATCTGACGGGCGGGAAGACCGGCCTCAATTAGAAGCCGACCTTCGCCGTTTGTCAAAAGGTAACAATTACCTTCAGAACCAGTTGAGATGATCCTGATGTCTACCATTCAGGTTCGTCCGGGTATTCGTCGTCGTCCGTTTCCGTCATTGGTTCAGGAGCCGGATCGGGATCGGGATCGGGATCGGGAGCAGGAGCTGGAGCGGGAGCAGGGGCAGGAGAAGTGTCCGGCTGTTGAGTGTCTTCTGGAACAGGACCAAATTCAGCGTCAACAACTTCGCCCGTTGGTTCGACTCCGTCCGGAAGTCCCGGGTAAGGTTCTGTTGGTGCGAACCCCGGTGCTTCGATTCCAATGTGAGGCGGTTCTTCCTGCATGTAGTCCTCGTTGAAATCGTCACCTATTCCGCGTTCCATGTTGATCGCCATTTCCATTTCAGTGGAGATGACACCGTACTTCTGTATCAGTCGTTTGAGAACGGTCTTCATTCCCATGTCGTTGATATGGCTTTTCCACATAGGGTTGCGAGGCGCATACTTAGCGCCATGAGCAATCGCTTCGTCGATAGTCATTTTGATTGTTTTCGTGAAGCCGTTGATAAGGACAAAGTGAGCGAAGTATCCAGCGACCGCATCACTTTTTCTTTCGCCGTTCATTTCAATTTCTCCGGTAAGCCGGCATTCGTGCGAAAGTTCGCCATCGTAGTACTTGTCCACGTTGAGATATTTGTAGGCGCCTGTGTTCATCGCCAAACGCCACCAGCCCTTCCAGCCGATGACAAGCGTAGGAACGTTCGCGAACGGGAGAATCGAAGCATGTCCGAGTGCTTTGCTGATTGTCAATCCCAGCGAAGCGGCTTTAAGTGCTTCTACGACAACCAGTTTCGGGTTGCAATTCCGGAGTTTCGTGTCCCCAGAATACAACTCGATCAAGGACGTTTTGAACGATTCAGATTTGTTGACACCGAGCGTGGCCTGTAAGCGTTCTCCGATGACAGGATCGCTTACCGCTTCGGTGATTCTTTCCATTGGTGATTGTTTTGCTTCCACAAGATCATTGTTTGCCATGTTTGCCTCCATTAGATATATTTCGTTTTGAGTTTCTTCTGCCCCTTCGCAACAACCAATTTGATGAATTGAGTGTTTTCGGGGAACTTGATTTCAGTTACGCTTTCCGCATTGTCGATAATGAGAATCGGGTTCATCTTGTAGTATTCCTGAAGGACTCCGATGATTTCAAGACCGGCGTTCACACGCGCCCCGAGATTGAGACCTGACCCGAAAGGAATACCGTTGAAGGATGCTTCACAAATTTCCTCTACGCCTCCGTTCATTTGAGTCCTGAACAATGCGAAGTTGATGTTTTCAAACTTGCGGTTCAAAGACGCCTCGATAAGTTCGGATTGATTGGTCTGATACGTTTCGCAAAGTGCGAGTTTCTTTTCGACCTTTTCAAATTCAGTTCCAAGACGGATTTCTTCTTCTTTGAGTTCTTCCACCCGTTTTTCAGCATCGGCACTTGCCTCAATCCTCGCCCATTCAGTTTTGAGTTTGTCAAGTTGCCGTTCCGCTTGCTGAAGTTCTGCCTTCTTTTCAGAAATGGCTTTCGACGAATCTGGATCCGTGGAAAGTGCTCCAGTCGCCTTTCGATTCTGTTCGATCAATACTTCCAGTTCTTCGTCGAGTTTGGACGTGTCGGGAGCGGTGAGTTTGTTCAGGGCTTTACCATGTTTGCTGACTTCTGCAGTCAGTCCATCGGTTTTGGACATAAGTTCTTGTCGTTCCGACTGAAGCCTCTGCATACGAGCTTTCGCCGCTTTTCCGTTCCTTGTTATGTTTTCGAGTGTCGCGGTTCTCGATGCCCGGAATCTAGCTTCTGGGATCGGCTGTCCGCACGAAGGGCAGTTCCCGGGTTGAACCCTTGCTGCTTTGCGATATTCATCTTTCAAGGCGTCCACTTTCGTTACCGCTTCGGCAACCAGTTCGCCGTGTCGTTCAACCTTCCTGTGATGATCCGATAACACGTGCCGCGCTTCATTGTATGCAGTCCTAGCGGCATCTACAGCGGCGTAGTGTTCTTTCCAGATCCGATCCTTCTCAATTTGTACTTCTTTGATTGCTTCGCCGATTTTGAAAATGAATGCCTTGTTTTCGGAGTTGTCCGGAACAGGAACCGATACCAGTTCTTCTCTCAGCCGTTCGACCGTTTGCTTCGCGGTTTCAAGTTCCTGTTTCACCCTGTCCACATTTTCAGGCGGGTAGATCCGCTTCATTTGCTCGTCGATCCGTGGGGAGATTTCTGTGATTTGCCGGTTGATGTCGGTGCGTTCCTGACGTTTTGCCTCCCAATAAGATTCGACCGTAGCACCGTCAAGGTCGTCCTCCAGAGGTTTCAAATCCGGGTTATGGGTAAACACCTCTTTAGGCCCTACAAAATCGCAGAAGTTACACAGGATCTCACGTCGTTTCTTCCAATGGAGTTCAGACGAAAAGAACATTGGATCAGTGAGAATCCTGAAAGTTTCAGAATCGCCGAAGAATCTTTCGATTTCAGCGTCCCAAACTTTCGTTTTGACTGAGCCGTTCCCGATGAAGTAGCCGATAGTATGTGAAGTCAATTCCTTCACCGAAGATCCCCTACGTCTAGTCCATTTCTCATTGTAGGTTTTCTTGAAGGTGATGAGATGTCCTTCATGTTCGATCTTCATTCCAACCGAGGTTTCGAGCCCGTGCTGTTCGGTTCCGTTTTCATTCAGCGGCTTGATTGAAAACTTCGCGGATCCAGCCGTATCTTTTCCGGTTACGAGCCACGAGATGGCATCGCCAACTGTTGTCTTCCCAGTTCCGTTGTCGCCTGTAATTTCAACAGACTTACCATCGGTGTTAAGGATCAGCTCTTTGATCCCCTTGAAATTTACGATCCTGATTTCTGTGACCTTCATTCGCCCTCCGGGGTTTTCAGTTTGTAAATAGCCATTTGAAGAGCAGTTATCGCCTTGGCGGTTTCGCCTTCGTCGTAGTATTGATCTGCCTTCTTTAGAAGTTCTTTGTACGTTGTAGCCATCAGTGAACCTGCAATTCCGAGATCTTCTTCGGAGTGAAGTATATATCTCTCTCGATTTTCAGACCTGCAGGGCCAGTAACGGATTGCAACTGCTCGAGAGTGAAATAACCAAACTCCCTTTCGAGTCCATCGACCAATCCAAAGAACATTCCAGTTTCTGGATCGTATTCAGTGGCGTACCACGTCCAGTTTGACCAAGGTGTGAAGAACTTGACGTGAACTACAGCGTCCTTGCCGAGATCTTCTTGAGCGTAAAGTTTTGGAATCCGTTTAAGGATTTCCTTTGTCATGAGTTTCATAGTGCCCTCCATTTGATTAATGATATATTGCCATGTCTATTGTGTCAAGAATTTTTTTATACCTTTGAGCGCCTTGCCTGTTTGCCAAACGACGGTTTTCGAGGTCCTGTTTTCTTCATAGCGTTTCTGTAGACAATCATGCCTACCCGGATTCCGGCTTCGACCGCGCCAGCCCATTTCCAGAACCTTGCCTTTTTGCTCCTGAAAAACTTGGCGATAAGTGGTACGTTTTCCGGATTGGCGATTTGAATAATCGCTATGTTACCGTTTGAGAGGGCCTTCGTGATCCTGACCGGTTTCATTTCTCTTATCAGTTTGCCAAGTTGATTTGCGTCAGTCAGTGCGATGTCTTTCATATTGATCCTCCTTTAGATTGAACAACGATGAACGATCTCGTCGTCGATTTTGACAACCAGATCCCTGTGTTCAAAGTCACCGCAAAACTGAATGTCAAGTTCAAATTCGATCTCGTCCGATTCAAAGAGATCGACGAGTGCTTCTTTAACGAGAGATTTGAAGGTCTTATCCATGTCAATTTCCTTTCATAATTTCAGCGTCAACAACAGATTGTGCATCAGAGGTAGACATTCCTTCTGATTCAAGTTCAAGTACCCGTGCGTTATATTTTTTCCAGTCGATGTTTGCGAAGTTCATGTCAGTCCCCTTTCACACGTTATGAAACCATTTCGTTCAAGGCGCAAATGTCAATTTCAGCAATCGTAGTAACGTTTTTCTCACCGTCGCGGACGAAGTCAATTCTTACCACAAGGTGATTCCGGTATTCAGAAATGATTTCAGTGATTTCAATCGGGTATACCCGGCCAGTTTCAGATGAGATTGTGAGTTCAGATCCGGGGAACATTTCGTCAGCGTATTCAGTCTTGCCGTCGATGCGTCCAGATTTCTTCCAGCCAATCGGTTTGATCGGGCAGTCGTACCAGATCAAGTCAAAGGTGTTCAGTTTGGTCCCGTTGTTGAGTGTGTAGTTCATATTCAGCCCTCCGGTTTTGTTTTGTTTTTTCGTTCGTTAATTTAACTATAGCATCAAATGGAAAAAAGGTCAAGAATTTTTTTCTACTTTTTTTTCAAGAGGTACCGGCCACTAAAAAAAGACCCGGGATAAACCCGGGCCTGTAAAGGGATTGAAAGCGTGGAGGGCTTAGGTTCAATCCCCGCTCGACAAAAACCTTTTCATTTCTTCGGAGGCTTTTTTCACTGATTCCATTCTCTTGCCAGAATCGAATAACTCGTCGTGATCCTCGTCAACGAATCCGAACTCGATCAGAACAGCCGTCATGCGCGTCTTACGAAGCACCTTGTACTTCTTTGGCTTCGCTCCACGGTTATTGATACCAAGCGCGGAAGATATTGCTTTAGAAAGCCGTTCCGCAAGTTCGATTCCTTTTTCATTCCCCGGGTAGTGGTATACTTCAGTACCAGTAACACCCCCGTCAGCACCGTGCGATAGATCGTTGAGATGAACAGAAACGAACAGATCTGCCATACATTGGTTCGCGAGTTCGGCACGTTCGTCAAGTGTCAAGTATTCGTCTTCATACCTTGTCAGGATCACGTCGATTGATCCAACCAAGGACAATTCCCTTTCGAGTTCTTTGGCCAGCGTGAGTGTCATTTGCTTTTCAATGCAAGTCCCGTCGTATGAAACCGCACCCGAGTCCTTGCCGCCATGACCGGCGTCAATAACTACAGTCTTCATAAGCCCTCCTGAGTTTTGATTTCCAATAATGATACATGAAAAAGCGATTACTTGCATAAAAAAAAGACCCCCCTATATGGAGGGTCTGGGGTATGGTTTGTTATTGAAGTGAGTCAGCCCAATCTACTACCGCCAATTTCCATCCGGAAATAAGTGACCGGAGTTCTTTTTCGTTTATGTATTTCTTCTTCAGTTCCTTCTCAATTGCCTGTTCCATCATATCCATTTCTTCCGGACGGTTCGCTACCGCGACGGACGACAACGGAGGTTCAGGCAATCTGCCGTTCCAGTATTCGGATGCAGATGCAACCGTATCTAGGATCAGCTTTTCGGCTGCCGGTTGATTCATCAGAACGGATCTTCTTCAGTGGAATTTCCAGATCCGGAATCTGCCTCTTTAGGAATGAACGCGAGTTTGTCGATGCTGAAGGCATTGATCTTTACAGATTCGCGTTTGTTTCCTTCTTTGTCTTCCCACTTCTCCACTTTGATCTCGCCGTTGATGATAACCATATCACCCTTGCTGAGATTCATTGCGGCCTGTGCAGCGAACTTGAAGGCAACTACTTTGTGCCAGGTCGTGATACTTTTCCATTCGCCGTCTTTCTTGAAGTTCTTGTTCGTTGCCAGCGAGAAGTTTGCAACGGGATCACCGGATGGTAGATACCTGATGTCCGGATCTTGCCCGAGCCTTCCTTTCAAATAGACCTTGTTGTTCATAAACCCTCCATTCATTTTTCTTATTGTATCCTTTGTACCCTTTAGAGTCAAGAAAAAAAGTTTACTTTATTGTTCCAGCCTTTTCCAGCCATCTTGAATTTCCATGTATTCCCATCGGCTGCACGAGCACAAACCGTCCTCGATAAAGGATTCACAGTAATTGCAAAACCCTTCAGAGAAATTCTGTTCATAGTTCGACAGTTTACCCGCATAGATCTCGCGATCCATCCTCGCGATTCCTTCTTGCCCAATCTTGGTTACGAGTTTCTTGGCTTTCATAACCGACTCAATGCTTCGATTCGTTTCCTTGGCGATGGCAAACACGTCAACGCCTTCATGCAAACGATCCCATAAATGCTGATAAGAAGCTGGAGTCCATTCCCTCTTGGAGATTTTTTCCGATTTCTTTGAGTGTCGTTGTCCAGCGTCGATCTTTTGCCATAGTCGATAGCATTTCATTGAGCAGAACATTTGCTTCTTGAAATCCTTTATCAACCCGCAGATTGGGCAGAACTCTGGATAGCCTTGGCTTTCAACAATAACCCTGATTTGAAGTTCTGTTATATTCATAGTTTGAACATGACCCCATAAATAGGTTTCTTGGAAGGGTAGTTTCCTCCAAGCAGTATTCCTGCATTTCCGAAAACAGGTATTCTCAAACCCAAACCGAACGACGTTTCGTGAGCAAATACAATAGGCCTCAGAGAGTTCAATTCGATTCCCGCACCGATTCCCCATCCAAACTCGTGAGAATGGAACACAGACAAACTGAACAGCTCTCCGTAGCGTTTTCGGCTTCGCCTATGTACGGCATTGATATCCATCGTCCCGTTAAGGTTGTATTTCAATGTAGATATCTCCATTGATCCACGGAAATCCGGCCTGGAATAGACGCGACCTTCTGAGTCATACAGAACGGTTATTGGAGATAGTGTAAGCACTGGTTTCGCTTCTTCAATGTCGGCAAGTATCTCGAGCCGCCGGATCATTTCGTCGAAGTCGGTTTTCTTCAGGGTGATGTTTTCTGCATTGGCAGTAAGTGAAATCAAAATGAAAAGCGGGAACCATACCTTAGCACTAGCTTTGATCCGGTCAATGAAATCCCGAGTACTTTCGTTCCCGCTGTTGTGGTCTTCATGTTTTTCTGCTTCAATCTCTGGTTTCAGTTCTACTTTTGTTTCAATCGTTTTGCCGTCAACGCCTTCAGGTATACCATTCGCTTTAACGTCACCAACTGGATTGTGAGGTTGGATCCATCCCTTGTCGTCCTTCTCACCTATTTCTACGTCGCGCCCGTCCACAACGGTGTTTGAGTTGTCTTCTGGATTCGTGCGCCGTTTTAGGATGGTCAGGAAAGCGATTGATGCCAAAGCACCGGCGAAGATCTTGACTGCGTTTACCGGGGAAAGTTTACGGGTGTAAAGCATGTACGCTAAACACCCGATCACTAAAGACAAAATTGCGAGTTCAGTCCAACTCATTCGCGAGTCCCTTTTTGATCTTCTTGTTGATCCCGCGATATCCGAGGAAGATACCGAACCCGATTGAAATTACAAGCCCCCAAGTGTCGCTGTCGATTCTTTCAATGTAGCAAAGCCACGTTGACGTGAAGAACACGATCAGGAAACCCCATATACTTACCGAAGCGAAACTTTCCAAGATCTTCGTTGCCAGCCATAAGTAGAATGCCTTTTGGTTGGCCATCAGCTTTTTAGCCATATTACCATCTCCTTTCATTTTCTATTATTTGCATGGCGTCTTCTAAGCAATCTGCCCACCCGGACAAACCTCCGCAAACCTTGATTAAACGAAGAAACTCCATTTGATCTGGCCTCGGTTTGTCGCCCGGTTTCTTTACCTCGATCGCTACATATACGCCGATCTTCTTTCCCACCATGTCTGGTGTTATCTCCACAGGGTAACAGCCGATTATGTCCGATATCGCTGACACCCCTGCCAGAGATTCCCTCATTTTCAGCCATATCCCTCCCTTCTTCCGAATCTTCTTCAGTATCGAAGTTTGGATTGCGTATTCACTGGATCCTTTTCTTTTCATAATTTCCCTGCCGCAAGATCTCGTATTGATATGATGCACTTGGCAAGGTTTTTCTTACGCTTCAGCGCGGTCAACACGGCTTCATCTATAGTTCCCTTGGCAACGATGTCAACAATGGTAAGATCGTTCTTTAGACCAGTCCTGTGAGGCCTGTCTTCCGATTGTTGTCGATGTTCCAAGTCATACGAGTTGCTGAAGTATACAGCATAACTGGCTGCAGTTAAAGAGATTGACCGTCCAGCGGCTTGTACGGTTGCGACGAATACCCTGCACTTGTCGTCGTTTTGAAACTTCGATACAGCCGCCCGTCTATCATCGACGCTCATTCCCCCCACGATCTTCGCCGGATCTTCGCCCATGTAAAGGAACATATCGTAGACGCGGTTGCAATCAGGAACAAAGCACGTCCAGACAATCATTTTCTGATTAGGTTTCAGGTTGTGAAAGAAATTCTTTAGCGCATCGAGCTTCGGCTGTGCATCGAAATAGTTTTCGCTGGTTTGCCCTGTCACCTCGTCGTTGTGGAAAAAGAATCCGGACGTTATCTGGCGCAGTTTCATAACCCGGGTAATGGCCGTCTTCGTCAACAGAACCTTGTCACCGATTTCGGCCACGTTCTTTTTGACCAGATCTTTGTAGAACTTCATTTGTTTCTTTGGAAGTTCGATATACAATTTTGCGTAAAGTTTCTCCGGCAAGTCCATGCACTCGTCCTTGGTATATTGAACTGAAATAGTATTGATCTTGTTCCGGATCTTTTTTTCAGATCCGTCTTTCAATACCCAACTTGGCCAGTCAACTTTCCCGCCAGTTATCGCATTCAACTCAACGTTTTCATCGTAGAAGTATCTGTTCCTGAAAGCGGTTGCATCCGTGCCGAAGGTTGCCCCGTCGTCCAATAACAAAATCTGGGAGAACACGTCTTCCACAGAATTCAGGATCGCGGTTCCAGAAAGTATGATTCTGAACTCCGAAGGTTTGATTACATCCAGTATTGCTTGGGTACGTTTCGCCTTGATTGATTTCAACAAGTGCGATTCGTCAATGATAGCGACCTTGGGCTTCAGTTCTTCAAACTTCGATTTGGCTACACGTATGCTGTCGAAGTTCGCTACAACGAATACCGGTTTCGTTTTGGATTCAAAGTAAACTTCCTCGATCCTATCGAGCCGTTTCTTCGGTGTCAATCCCCCGGGTACGATCATAACCTTCATGCCCGGTGCATATTCTTGATATTGTTCTTCCCAAACGAATATGGATTCGGTAGGCCCAGTGCAAAGGTAAACCCCGTTTCCAAGCAATCTCATCCAATGCAGCAATGCTTGTATCGAGGCCTTTGTCTTACCCGCTCCCATCTCAACGAAGAACGCGATTCTACCAAGACATATAGCACTTGCGGTCATAACCCTTTGATGATCGAAACTTGGTATATGTTCTTTCACGCAAGGTTGGTAAGATTCAGGGATATCCCCAGTCAATCTCATGTGATGAAGTATCTCGGTTCGTTCCCTGATATGTTTCCTCATGCGCTTTACAGCATTGACCCGGTTCCTGAACGCATCGTCAAACGATATTCTGTAATGCTTTCTGAAGTGCTCAAAGACACGCATTGACTCAGGGGTGATCGGAACTGTCCAAGATTTGTTGCCCGGGATGAAGCGTCTTCCGTCGATGGTCTTGACGAGCTCTATCACACGTTCATTGTAATCGAACGAGATCCCGACCTTCCCCTTTGAGTCGTTGTATGTAAGACGGATGTTCACCACGGCATCCTTCTTTGCTGTTCGTGTTTATGCGACGTTTCTTCAAAGGCCTTGTTGATATAACGGTCAGCCGGCTCAGAAGTCTTCAGCGTGATTCCTTGATACGTTCTCACACCTGAGGTTCCTCGTCCGCGTTTGAATCCGTATGAAAGCAACGATTCGCCGAAAGCGCGTTTACTCATGCATCGTTCGCCTTCGTCCTCGCACCATTCCCGGTATTCAGAATAAACTTCCGATATGCTGGCCTTCAAACTTTCGTTATTCTTGTCAACGATACATTTCGCCTCAATGAATTGAATGATACCATCGGACGTATCACGATAGTCTTCAGCGGCTTTTATCGAGGCCTCAGGAGGTTTCAATCCTTCGCGCTGGTATTTGATGCACCCCTGAACAATGAAGTTCAATATGCCTTCATATTCGGCTTCCAGCTTTTCACGCAGATAGATGTCTTGCCTTTCAGGTGGAATGATTACTTCAAATGGGATCAGACGTATTCTTCTCCAGATCGAATGAGTGTTGTCGATTATCACTGGCCTGTGATTACAGGCAAACCAAAGTTTGTGAGTGGGATCGAACTCAAAGAAGTCGCGGAACATTCTACGCGCCTTGATCCGGTCTGATGAAACGATTTGTTTCAGAGTGTTTTCCGCAAGACGTCGCCCTTGTTCACTTTCTTGAGCCACCGCGAACCGACGTCCATAAAGATCTGCCTGTTCAGTCGGATGTTTCGGAGCGCCGTTCTTGGATTGCAACAAAAGATCCGGAGCTGTCTGAACACCATAGTCGCCCATTACCGACAACAAAGCGTAAAGCAATTCGCCCTTACCGTTGCTTCCCTGTCCGTGACAGAAAAAACATATCTGTTCTGAAACGGATCCAGTTATCGAGTACCCTATCGCCTTCTGGATGAAGTCAATCATATCCTCGTCGTTGGACAAGATCTCGGTTAAAAATGTATTCCATCGAGGGGATTCTGCTGCAGGGTTGTAGTTGACCGGAGACAATTGAGATATCAGATCTTCCTGATTGTGAGGATACAATACGCCTGTTTTGAGGTTGATCGTTCCGTTCATGCAATTGAACTTCCAAGGATTACGATTCATTTCGTTAGCGTTTTTCAAGTACACTTCCGGCATTGTCGATGCAAGGTTGATGGAGTTCTTTATGTTTGAATTGCTTTCAGATCGTTTTCCCCACTTGATGATCTTCTCCGCCGTCTTTCTATCGTCGGCTTCAATTGCTTCAGCTGCCTCTTTGTATATGGCCGGGATCACCGTCTTCGTATAAAGTTCAAAGACCTTGGCATCGTCTTCCAGCCATCGTCTTCCATCCCAGACGAACCAGCCGATGCTTTTGATGTATTTCAGTTTGTCTCCGCACAGTTCTACAAATCGTTCTGCGTTCGAAAACTCGGTATCGCCAATGTAGTTATATGCTTTACGAGCGTCTTGATCTTCTTCCAGTTTGCACGTATCTCCCATTACATCGAACGTATCCCGGACGGCAGACATAGACACGTCAAGCCGATCTCTGATCTTCTTGAGATACATTTCCTTGCTCATTGACGTTTGATCCTTGAGCAGTTCGGTTATCTCATTGAAAGATTCTTCGTGACCTTCCTCACTTGGCATTGGCATAACGTCGATCTTGATATCGAGCAAAGTTTGTGATTCCCGAATTATCCTTTCGAGATCAGCAACCGATCCGCCCTTCTTGAAGAAGTCACAAACGTCGATTTTTTCACCCGGGATCTTCGGTATTAGCTTCCCGATCTTCGCCGTTATCCCGAGTCGTTCAAGATTCTTTGCAGTTCTTTCGGCCCCCTTACGTCCGCCTTCATCCGAATCGTTTATGATTACGACTTCTTTGTTAGCCAATTTCCGTGAGATCGGTTTGAACGTGCTGTTCTTCGGCGACGTAGTTACCGGGCTTATAGACGGTATGCCACGAAGCATGAGTGTTATGCAGTCCGCTATCCCCTCAGTAATAATGACCCGCTTGGCCGTAATAATTGAAGTTTCATTAAAGAGCAGGTCATTTCTGATATGAGGTGATACATATGGATGTTTCGGAGAGTGAGTCAGCAACTTCTTGTACTTGCCGTCTTCGTATTTGTTATCCGGTGTCCAAGGCGTTTTTCTTCCTATGGCATACCGGCACTGTCCGCGAACCATATACGGGAAGACCACTCGACCTTGGAAGAATGGAAGCATACGTTTTTTCTCAGGTAGTCCAATATATGCACCTACCGAAAGCGAATGAGGGTTCAGCCGTTTGAGCCCTACATTTTCCCTCGCGTATCCGATTTTCGCTTCTTTGATCTGCTCGAGGTCGAACCCCCATTGTTCGCCTATCCAGTCGATCACGTCTTGGCGTTTGAGTAATTCTTCATGCCAGTAATCAGACAATTGAGTAAGCATCGTGAAGACCTTGTCGGCTTCTTCACGTCGTTGGTGTTCTTCTTCAGATATGCTTTCGAGTTCGACCCCGGATAATTGCGCCAGTTCTGCAAGTGCTTCCCACCGGGATTCCTTGTCGAGATCCTTCCCGACTTTGCCGAACCGAATGAATTCCATCATAGTGATGACATCCCCGCCTACGTTACAAGCCCTGCAGAAGAACAATTGCTTGCCTGGGTGGACGTGGAAGGATTTGCCAGATTGCGATTCGTGTTGAGGACAATTAAAAGTGACCTGCTCACCAGCCATCCCCGTTGCTTCGCCGATCACTTGTGTTGCTATCGATACTATCTCAGCCCTGTCTTTAAGATCCTCAAAGTTCATTCATCCCCCTTGGGGCAACAGGGCGCTTTATGTTTCAACGTTTCAAACACTTCGTCCTTGTTGAAACGGTATTGGTTTCCGACTCTTATGTGAGGAATTTTATCCTGTTCGGCAAGTCTAGTGATTGTCCGGGCACTTACGTTGAAGTGTGATGCAACTTCTTGAGCCGACTCGGTATAAACCATTGATCCCCCTTTCTTCCGTTTGTATTGTTATGATACGGAGATATTCTATCATTACCCTTGGAGTGCTTTGCTATCCCCGGTTGATTTCGATTCATTATATCGTCAACCGCTTATGGGTTCACCCGCGTCCGGTGTCCTTATTGTCCGCAATGTCAAACCGAGCCGGGTTTTTGGCTCTCAAGGTTTTTTCTTTGGTGACACGTTTCTCCACCATGTCTTTGAGCCGGCTCTTGCGTTTCGGTTTGCCCTTCTTGCGCTGTTTACGCAAGAAAGTCCTGCGTTCCTTGCGGTTGCAGTTCCGTTCTTTAGTTTCCGGTTTCTTTTCAGGTTCCGGTATCTCGATCGTTGCAGGTGCTTCGTCAATAACGATCTCCGCGTCTCCCCAGTTCCCCGGGCAAGTCGCAGGATTGATTTTCTTTTCAGTCATTAATCCTCCTCTTCAAAGATTCTGTTTATGATTTCGATCACGTATCTGCTGTTGATTCTCTCAGGTGGCACGTTCTCAAGAGCATGAATAAGCGAATGTAGATAAGCCATGTCAACCCCTGTTAGTTGCTCACGGATCACGTTGATATCCTTCATGTCAAGTTCAGAGATCTGCCACATGATTTTCAGTTGTTCGCCAGCTGTGATTCTCCATCCTCTGGTGATAAACTTCTTCATCCGGAAGATGCTTGCTATTGGATACAGTGACCCGCTGTAATGCAAGTTCCTGCAAAGCATTGATTCCAATGCTTCCGGTTGCAGAACGAGTTTACGTTCACGGTGCATCCAGTAACACTTCGCGTGAACAAAGTCATAGTTGTCATGGATCTGGTCAGGCGAACCAAAGAAACGGATCACCAATTGAACCTTGCGGCTCAGCGTGATAGCGTTCTGTGACAAGAAGACCGGGCGATACTTATCGTCGTCCGAAGAATCCGATACATCTCTTTCAGGTTGATTCTCGTTCGCCTCGACCACTTCTTCAGCAACACCTGTCGACTTTACATAGATCGTCACCCGATCTTCATCGACCCCACGAGCATTCTTGATGGTTTCTTCGCGAACCTCCGGTTGAGATCCTGTCTTCAGTTTGTCCGAAGAATTGAACTTGTCAACATAGTATTGAGCAATGGCGAGCGTCGTTTCTTTGGTCAGGAAATAGATATCGAAATCGTTGATTTTCTCACCCAAAAGCATAGACGCGATAGAGCCACCTGTGACAATCGTATCGCGCCTTGCAAGATCGGCAACCCGTTTGTCTGTAATCGAGCCGATCCAGTCATTCACTTTTTCGGTGAGTTCCTTCTTGATTCCTTTTCTCTTGCGTCCGTACCTGATTCCGTCCATTCTCACCTCCGTTTAGATTACCCTCCCCAAAGGGTGTTCGTGGTACAACATCCACAGTATATCTGAATGTATAAAAACAGTCAAGAAAAAATATCCACTAGAATTTCTTACCGTGTTTGTAAGGGCGACTCTTGTTGAAATATGCCTTGCATTTCAATGCACCGGCTATGTCGTATCCTCGTTGTGCTGAAAAGTCCATGATCCTAATGATTACGTCCGCAAGTTCGGCTTAAACCGTAGTGAACTGAGGTATTTTGTCGTCCGGAGGATTTCCCTTACGCATACCCTCCAAGGCCTCAGAGAGCTCAGAATGGATCAATGCAATTACTTCCCCGTCGTTTCTTTCCGAGTCCCACCAGCCCTTCGATATAGCCGTCTTGTTGATTTGATCCGCGCACCGATCATATGCTGACTTGAACAGCGTGAAATCGTCACAAGGTTTCGGCTCTCTAAGTACAAGGTTCATTGGATCAATATCGTTCATTGTTTCCCCTTTCGCGGTCGTCCGCCGCATCGTTTTCTGTCATTCAAGCAAGTGTCGCAAGGACAGCACCCGGGCTTCAAGAGTTTGTTCAAAAGTTCTGCCGGGTTCATCTCACATCGAGGCGTGAACCCACGGTCTTCCTGAGGCGATAGTTCGTCCACCGGTTCTGGATCCACTTTGATCGGAATAGGTTGAAACATATTGTCCTGACATGTCTGACATAATCCAGAAATTTTGTACTCCCTTAGACTGCATTCGTCCCGGAAGGTTTCGCCTTCCATGTCCTTCGTGCAGATTGGGCATTGTCCTTTATCTCTTAGCGCTACCATCCGTTTGATTTCGGGATCTTGTATGAGGTCAACTGGTCTTTTCATATTCATACCCTAACCGGATCGAGAAACTTCATCATATAAGGTTCGACGTATGACACGTCCCCGCCTTCAGATTCCACAACGGCTTGAAGCTTAGTGTGAATCCCGATCTCGCTTTTGTGTTCCGCATGAGTCCAACCGTGAAACGTCCCTTTGAAGTGGATGTTATGCCCTGTTATTTCTACACGCCTCATTTTGTTTTCCTTTGATTCTTCTTCAAGTTTTATTGATCTAAGCGAATTGCAGATCTTGGCTGCATCGGTATTGCTCCACGAATGAGTACAATACACCAGCGTTTTCTCCATGAAAAGAATCGCTTTGTTTACTTTATCGCGATCACTCATTGAACCACCCCATCACCATCAAGCCCAGAGCGAAGAATATAACAGCACCGCCAACTTGCCACCAATTGAATAGGCCATTCCTGACCCCTATCCTCAAGAGCCAGTTGACTACCGATGCCACTCCCCAGCCGATCAAGAACATGGCATAGAAAGACATCACAACCGCGTCACCTAAGTCATTCATCGTCCACCCCCGCTTCCGCGATATCGGTATCACTCGCTATACAAACCTCTGTTACCGTAGTTGGGTCCATGCGTTTTACGGCTTCGTCCTGCCACTTTCGCAGCCGCTCGTTTTCTTGCTTCAAGTATGCGTTTTCGTTGTTGCTGTCTACAGCTTCGGACCAAGTCCGGCCGTAATCCTTCTCGATGGTTTCTAACTCACGCCGCAGCCTCTTGTTCTCGGCTTCCTCATCAGCCAATGCAACATCCATCCCAAGCAGCAACTGGTACTTGTCAGAGATGTCACGCATCTCCTTCCGCAGCCGCTCGTTCTCGGCTTTGAGTTCGCCGTTCTCCTTTGACAGGGCTGCAACACGATCAATTAACCTTTCGTTTTCGGCTTCCAGTTCGTTGATACGTTCTTTCCTAGCGTTGGCCAATTTGATAGCTGTATTTCTTCCGTATACCTTCTCCCGCTCCGCAGCCAGCTCGGCTTCCAGGGCGGCAATGCGGCCGTTCGCCCATTTTAGTTCAAGCATGTCATCCTCCCATTGTTCAGCCATTGGTTCCCTCCCAATCGCTGCACCAGCAGAACCCGTCCTTCTGTCCATTCGTAATCGCAGTCCAGACACAAGCATAGTTTTTCTAGGTCGTCTGAATACATCCAGTCGATATTATCCGACCCGCATTTAGTACAAAGCATCACACCGCATCCTCTACAGGGTATTTGCAACCGTTCTCACATCGTTCGATCACGTTGCCGTTGCTTGCCAGTTCTCTCGAGATCCCTTTGCCTCCGCAGACCGGGCAGCGGCTTATAACCGAAGTATCCGAAAGAAACTTTTTGCAAGGATGGTTTTCGTCTTGCTGGTCGAGTGCCATTTGTTTCAGGTAACTCAACATCTGGTTCGCGCAAACCTTCCATCCGAACCGAGCCATGAGTCCGCTTATGCGAGTCCGTAGTTTTTCATCCTGAACTTCATTGACATATTCTTCTTCAGTCATTGTGAAAACCGATTCCGGATACGGATTATCAGGGAACCATTCAGGGAAACCGTCTTCAGGTAATTCCAATTCGATCACGACCTTCAAGGTCTTCTTCCTGCATTTTGCTTCAATGTTTACGTCTTCAGTCATTAGTCCTCCTAGTTTGCGTAGTTTGCTGCGAGTATCAACAATGCCAAGACAGAGCAAAGAGACACTGCAACAAAGAATCCGTGCCAATAATGCATGGAGTTAACAGCATCCATCATTTTCTTTGCTTCGTCGTCAAGTTCAATCTTCATTAATCCTCCATCATTTTCTTCGACTGGTTATACAATTCATTCATAAAGCATCCTTCAGTGCAGCAGTCTTCAGGTTCATTTGCCCAGCCGCACGTATATTGACAAACGTAAGTTTTCATTTCCTCGATACATTTGTTGAGCAAGATTTTCAAACTTGCGATTTTGAAAGCCATCGTCGAGGTCTGCATTGCGTGAATAAGCATCATTTACGTCTTGGTGATTTTCATGCTCGGACATTCGCCGGCTTTGATCCAAGCCAGTCAGACGCTTTCACGTTGAACGTTATCTTCAACATTGCAGGTTTGCCCTTTGCGAATTCGTCCTCGTATGGAACTACTTCCTGAATGTCAATATGCTTCATCATTCCTCGCCATCAAAGCGATGCTTGTGACATGCCACCTTGCATTTACCCCGGCTGTGAGTTGTAGGACTGTATCCGCAGATGCAATCAGGTTCTTTCGTTTTGCTGAACCGGTCTGGCGCCTCGTCGGAGAATCTACAATTGTCGCAAGTTCGTTTCAGTTTCATAGTTTTGATATTCAATCCAGTGTCGATGCCAGCACCTACACTTATGTTTTTCAAATTGAAGTTATGGATGTCGTTCACCGCGATCCGTTTGAGACGGTCAGCCAAGTTGGAAATCTCAAAGTAGATTGGTTCCAGACGGGATTCGATTTCGGAAATACTAATTTGACTTTCATTAGTAGTTTCTTCAGGTTTGTCCGGAGCCATGTACGGCAGTTTACAGAATGCACAGTGCTTATCGGATCCAGTTTGAACAAAGCATCCGCAATTAGGACAGCAATGAGTATCCTTGAATTGAGTCCAAGGTTGCGGTTCAGAAATTGCGAACGGGACGAAATCCACTCCCGAGAATCCCCCAGACGTTGTTCCACAGTTGTCACAAGAAACTTCCTGGAGTATCCCGTTGTTTTTTACTTCCACAGATCTTCGTATACCGGTTGAGTCACAGTATTCACACTTGGTTATTGATTGCATTTCTCACCTCGATTCATTACGTGAGCATATTGCTCGATCCAGTTCACGTCCTTCATATGCGGTCTTGCCTTCTTGACAAGTTCCTCGAGGTAGTGCAACCGTTCCTTCATATTGCAGAGCTCGATATGCGCTTCGTGCATTAGATCAGAGCCTTCTAGCAGACGTTCATGGATGTTTTTCTTCTTTGGCATAATTCCCCCTTGCGTTTAGTTAGATATTGTTTTATAATGGGGATCTGGAACGCCCCATAGCACGTCGAATGAACTCACCTCCATTCAGATGCTATCCCCAAGGGGCGTTTTCCGTTTGTTATGTTCCTTTGAATAGTCCACGATCCTCAATGAAATTATCTATCTTGGAATGCAGTTCATGAATAGATCCGTCGTTGGTGAACACAGCGTCGAAGCATTTGAACTGATCCATCGAGTTTTCTGATCGGTGTCCATCCTCAAGACCTGTATTTCGTTCGATCTTGATTACGAAGCCGCCCATGTCTTTGATATTTACCACCTCGTTTGGATACCTCACGTCGCAGATAACCAGATTGTCATGGCCTTCATTGTAGAATAAAGCGTTTACCCATGACTCGTCGTCGATGTCACGAACGATATCCCCAAGCGCCTGAAGGTAGATTCGCTTCCGTTCCTTTTCGGCTGGATCCATTGTTGAGAAGTCAATACGCCAGATCATAAACGCGATCTTCTTCAGTAAATCCGCGAACGCCACCTTCTTCAGACCATACTTCTGAGCAACGTACAAGCCGGCCGTATCCTTCCCTACCAGTTTCTTTCCGGCAAATCCGATAATCATATACCCTCCATCTTTAGTTATTCTGGTGGGCCTTGTCAGGATTGAACTGACGACCGCCCGGTTATGAGCCGGGTGCTCTGACCAGCTGAGCTAAAGGCCCTTTTATTCATTCGTCTTTTTTCCTTGTGTCTGCTGAAGCCCATGCTGCCACCGCAATTAACGCGACTACTGTCAAAGCTGCTGTGGAATAGATCTTCAATATCATTAAAACTTCAGCAATCACTTGATAATTCCTTGATTTTCTTCCAGTTGATCTTCTTGCCGCATGAAGGGCAGTAGTTGAAGTGATGCATCATGTTCCGTCGTCGATCCAGTACCCGTGCAGGAAGATCCTTGACATCCGCAACGTCTACAAGTTTGTCACCTGAGAAAGCGTATACCAGACCAACTATGCAAAGGTGGTTCTCATCCATGTTCGCGAGCCCCGCAGCAAGCCCTATAATCGTCCTTCACCCGTATCCAAATCCATAAGCAATAGATAGCTATTGCCAACCCTGTTAAAAGCAGTCCTCGTTTCATTTGCACCCCCTGTGTTTGTCTGTAAAGTCTTCAGCCCACTTGCACCAGTCCTCCACCGCCATCGGTAGTTCAAGTGGTTTCTCGGCCTTGCACCGTTCGCACCTGATTGATTGCGTCTTGGCATCGCATACCACCCAATCACATTCCTTCATTATTCCTCCATTTTGCATAGAGTTCACATACCGTAGATTTCCCGTAGACGTTTTCGGTGGAGAAGACAACGCCTTTGCAGAACGCTTCCCCGTTTTCCATAATCGTGAACGGGTGTGAGGGCACGTTTACATGAACAGTCCAGCATGGCTCACCGTTGCCCGGAGTGTCGTTCCAGTTCGCAGAAACGCAGATCACGTTGCCGAATGTTCGACCGCATTCAGGACAAACTGCTGCAGAAACGATCTTACCTTCACTGATGTAAACGGTTGCCCCGTTGAAAGCACCAACCTCGTCGGAGATCGCGCCTTCAAATTCCAACAGATCGTCAGACATCCCATAAGCAACGACTACACCCTTGGGTAGATCCAGTTCGCGGATTCCACGTGCAGGGTATTCAATCCCGTCGATCTTATGAGCGATTGCTTTCAAGATATCGTCAGTCATTCTTCCCCCCAGTTATTGATGTTCAACTTGACCTTGATATAATCAAACCGTTCGTTGGTCGAGATCTCGGTTACGCTCAACCGTTCCTGAAGAAGAATGATCTGGTGGAGTTGGAACCCAGTCGCAAACATAAGGATCAACAGCGTGACGATGATTGCTTTGATAGCCTTCTCGAGAGATTCGATCTTGTTTATCATATTCATTGAGCGGGTTCCTTCTCAGTTTCTTCAGACGTCTGTTTCGCGACCGCTTCACGAACCCCGGCTACCATCATTCGCATTTGATCGGCGATCTTCGGGAAAACCTTACAGATTTGATCCAGATATTCGTCGCTGATGTTCGCGAGGTTTTCATTCGTGACAAGTTCTTCGTAGTCCTTCTTCCATTTCTCCGGAACGTTGAAGACCATTGTCATGTAGGTATTGTCAAACAGTTCATCGCTGTCCTCGACGTACTCAGGCATCTCCCGGAGCTCTGCCAGTTCGTTCACGTATTCCAAACGGTTCATTCCGCCAGTACGCATGAGAACTTGAATCTTGTTGTTTCTGTCCGGGTGTTCCTCGTCATGCGTGAAGCAATCGCGGAACCTTGGATAGCAATCCGGATGCAACCCGAGCATAGGAAGGATCCAGAACGTTGCTTGACCGACTCCATTTGCAGCGTGGTACAAACTCATGAATTTCTCCTTAGCGTTCTCAAATACGCCTCAACAACGTCCTTGGCGAACATCTGGAACACGTACAGGACGTACACGACGCCGCTGAATAAAGCCAGAATTACTGATCCGGTAAGTTCCATCACCGTCCATACGATGAACGTCGCGTAGGCCATTCTTAAAGTGCAGACAGAGCACTTTAAAAGTGCTTCGATGAATACTGCCAGCGTTTCTTTCAATTCGTTCATCGTTTCCTCCTTACGATCCCGTAGCGGCCTACGGTGTTTCCGTTCACGTCGCGGATCTTTCCATCGAAGGAACCGGCCTTTACCCGCTCGGTAATGTCGTTCAAGATCCTCGGGATTTCGACATAAGGCGAGTCGAATGCTGAGTTGTTCATTTCAAACTCGATTTCAAAACTTTTCGACATTATCTCCCCCTTGCACGAAGTTCAACGGTTTGCCCTTCTCGATGTTGTCCAAGGCCATAACGACCTTATCCTTTGCTTCTTCCATGGAGGTTGTCCGGTGATCGACCATTACAGTAACCTCGTTGCCACCTCGCTTACCTTCCATCTTCAGCATTCCTGTTTTCATGTCATGTGATACAGTGAATTTAGTATCCATTTTCCACCTCTCTAGTATCCTGAGATTTGTTTTATTCCCTGAACCGCGTTTTCCTCGAAACGATATCGAAGCGCTTCAGTGATTTGTATTCTTTCTGTTCTGTTGAACGGATATTCGATCCCGTTCACTTCAATGCGATAGTCGTAGGCCTTGACGTGTATCTCTTTGGTTGAGGCGTTTTTCAGACGAACCTTACCGCGAAGTGTCGATGCCACTTGCCAAGGGCTTTGAGTTTGCCTGAGTGTTCTGCATATCCATTCGGCAAACGGGCGCACGTCTTCTTTGAACATGTCAGCAAAGTCCTTAAACGGATTCATTGCATTTCCCCCATGTCGTAAACGTGCCAGACCAGCTGACCGATTTTCGTAGGCACCTGAAGCGTTCCGAGATACGTCCCGCAGATTTCAGTGTGCTGATGCCCGGTTCCATATACCCGCAGACATCTTGCGACTATTGGAACGTCCACGTCGCATTCAAACCAGATCGTAGGATATTCCCCTTGGTATTGAACCGAGATGATCTTCGACCCCTTCGGTATGTCAACTTGTACGTCGTCAGTGATTGAGAATTGCTGTTTCCAGATTGCCTTCATTTACCCTCCCCGAACAATGTTACCTGACCCCTTGCGTCAGCGTGTTTCTTCCGTTTGATGTTTCGTTTATCCTTGAATTCAGTGCAGATCGTTCTCCCGTCGCGGTATCGCCGCCACTGGTCAACCCGCTCACCGCACAGCACTTGCCCCAAGATCTTGCAAGGACGTTTGTAGAACATGTCCTTCGTGCAGTTCCGGCAGTACTCATATTCAAACCCGAGCCCGTCGTCACTGTTCGATGGAAGCCACCTGTAATAACCTTCCTCGTTATAACGATCCGATTCAGATACAGATTTCTTCTTTATGTTCAATCAGTCCTTGATTTCGACCATTAATCGTCAGATCCCTTCGCAGTTGCTGATGCAGATACAATCGGGCAGCATACGCTTTTGATGATCCCCAAGCACAGGAACAGCCATGCAGTATCCCAGAATCCAATGACTTGCCATTTCTCCGGAAGGAAATCGAAGTAAAAGGTTCCGATCCCCATGACATTCCATCCGAAGTAAAAAGGGATAGCCATCGAGACATTCACGAAAGCGCTGATTGCCCAGCCGATGAAAGGTAGTGCGTTGATGTTCATTTGTCCCGTTTCCTCATTTGACATTCGCCGACCATTTCGGCCACGAGTTACCAGCCGGCTCGTAGATAGACGTTTTTGAATTGAGATTTCACTACCGCGTATGTGTAGGATTCACTCATGAGATTGACCCTTTCATAAGTTTGATCCCGTCCGGATTCGTCATGAGATCCATCAGGGTAGTATTGCCAGTAAGCATGACCCTTCCGAAGCGTTCGTCGTTTTCGATTTCTCCGATCCAGTTCGACCAGTTGTTGTTCACCAAGTCGATGAAGTCCTGACCCGATCCACGTTGCGCGTACCGCTTCATGTAGACGCCGCGTGAAGCAATTTCTGGATACACAACACAGAATGATATCCCGTCTGCAATCAAGGCCTCACGAACGATCTTATGAGTCGATACGAAGACGATATCGGCCACTTCAATCATGTCCTTGATATGCTCGATGTAGTTCTTTGGGAAGAATGGATGTTTACTCCCGTTTTCTGTTTTCGAGAATCGACTACTGTCCGAGTCGACAGTTTTCAGCGGCATGTTCTGGTGAGCAAACGTTTTGCCTACACCCGGGAACCCCGCTATTACCAGCCCTTTCTGTTTGTTCATTATCATGTTTCACCTCAGTCCGTGTTGATGAAGACGAACTTCTGCAGAAATTCCTCTTTGTCTCGGCAAAACAATTGGTGTTTACCGGGTGAAGATCTTCGGTAGATCACCATTTCCTTGCCGTCGTCCTTGTTCGTTGCGTTGATCGCATCTTCATACAGAACGGTATACAAGCGCCCAGTTTTGATATGCACCGCTTGTCTCGAGATTGGCTTTTCATTCAGTGTAATCCGTCTTTCTTTTGTCATTCTTTCACCTCGATCGACTTGACGAGTTTCGCGTATCGAAGCACGTCTTCACGAAGATCAGGAATTGATATCGTGTTTGCGAGTGACGTGAAGTATCGAGCCGCTTCATCCCGCTTCTGCTCATTCGTCAGATTGTCATATCCTTCCGGAGCGGATCCAGATCCACCTTCAAGATGGATTAGTGCAGCCAAATGATTGGTTGAAATTTTAACCGTATCGACCAAGTGCTGATGGTTGAGTTGCATCGCTTTTTCCGTCAGGCCGATCCTGTCAAGAATCAGGTTGAGTGCTTCAGCGTTCATTGTTCGTTTCCAGTTCGTCAGCAAACGCGAAGAAGTGTGAAGTATTGCCGTCCGGAAAGGTCACTTCCACAGGGTTGAAGCGGAACAATCCACCGCCAGCGTAATTGCAGGGCCCTTTCCCGGTAGAACCAATCGTTTGTGTTGATCCCGTCAGCCGTCCAACGCAGGAGAAAGCAACCATGCCGTTTGCCTCTTCACCGCCAGCGTCGATCCAATCCTGTACTTTGGCCACATGTTCACACGAAGGGCATTTGAACTTCCATTGACGCCTGTCGTCCCCGTACAACTTCGTGCCCAGTTCATGCCATTCAGCTTCAGTCAGTTTCAGTTTGTTTTCAGCGCTCATGTTTCGCCTCCGGCATTTTGAACCACAGAGAAAACAGATATGCCACACCTGCAGTTTTGTGTTCGTGCTTTGGTTCAAACGAAACAAGGCAAGCCTTTATGTGAGCAAGAGCCATGCCCTTGTCAATCCCGTCCTTCGGTTCCGGGATATCTTTTTTAGACAAACCTTCAAAGAACGCCTTTGTCGTCAGATCTGCCCAGTATCCCCTCATTCGTCTGAAGTTTTCCGGAAGTTCATTGTATGGAGGTAAAAGTTCCCGCATGTTTCCACCAAAGGCGATTTCTGCTCCGGTGACTTCTTTTGGCTTGGCAAAGATTGATTCCAGTTTCAAAGTATTTTCCATGTCTCACCTCTTTCAGATTTCAGTTTGTGTTCAGTCAGATTTGCTTTTCGACAACGATGCTTTGAAGATGCTTGCGAAGATTCCGAATTTCGTCGCTTGCCACCAAGTGATTGATGCCGGGATCAGGCCCTTCGCGACCAGTGCAGCAAACACGTCCGGAATGACGAGCCACCAACAGAACTTGATCCACAGCCCGAATGCAACAGCCCATAGTGCAGAAATCAGTACCACTCCGCCAATAATTGCAAATGCGTTCATGCTATTCCCCTTTCAGTTTTCAGATATGACAGTCAACCAGAACTACAACGTCGTCTGGATTCATATCGTCGATCACAGCGTTGTAGCCGTCATCCCACGCCTCAGCGTCCTCTGGCCGTTCGTCAGACATCCCAAACCAGCCCATATTGCCCTTTGTCATCCAGTTACCGTTATGAAGAACCGCAAACGTTCTTATTCGAATTTTGCCTTCTCCACACCTCTCGAGATCCTTCACCAGACAGATGTCCTTTTCCCCGTCCGGAGATTCGATCATTCCACTCCAGTGGCCTCCGATTTCGTACCAGTCCCATTTTGCGATAGGGTTCTTGAACGTTCCTCTTTCCAGCAGATTCTCCGGATTGACATCGAGGTTTCCAGTCCAGCTCGTGATGATACCTTCATAGTCGCTGGCGCCGTATCGTTCGGTATATTTATCCAGCAAGCCTTGAGTATGCGAGATTCGTTTCTCTTTGTGATAGAGATCTTCCTGCACCGTCATGTCGTCGATCCGTGTTTGAAGACCGTCAATGATTTTCTTCGCGATTTCTTGAGCCGTGCCGGTGTAACGAGGAACGAACTTAGCCCGAGGATCATTCGCCAATTCTTCACCAACCAAGTCGAGTTCCCAGAACGGATACAAAACCCGTGCTACAATCGCTTCGATAGGTTCGCGTGTTCTTTTACCAATGTTGACCAATACAGTGAAGTGGCTCATTATTCCCCCTTTTCCTTGATTACAGTGTTTATGATATCCGCTATCCGTTTTTTCCACGCAACCGCAGCATCCTTTTTCCCTGTGTATGGAGTTTTGCAATCGTACGGGTAGTTATCCGATTGAGGCATCAGGACTTGGCATTCCCGAGGCCGCTTGTTGAACGGAAGACGACATCCATCCTGTTTGCTGTGGAACGTGCAAGGTCCTCCCCATGAGTAATCGAACAGTTTTCCTTCATTCCCTTTCGTTGCGGGTCGGATAAAGAACGTTCGCTTGATTTCCGGATCCAGTCCTTCAGCGTCACCTTCCCATGAGTCGATAGCGAAATCTCCGGACAACAATCCTTCAATCGCTTCCGTATTGGTCAGATCTTCGGGGAAGAAACTGCCCGGGAACGTTTGGCAGCAATTCCCTCCGCAGCGTTTACATACGTCGTAGTTGGTGTGATCGGATTCGATCAGATTGAGCATATGGCCTCCTATATATATCTCTTTAGTGATGATGCACGAACACGAAGTAAATGACGTATATCCAACCGAGGAATCCATGAATGATGCACCAGAATATAGAATGGTTGGTGTGATAAGACAGGATCATAGCAAGTATCTTAAACATGGACATTGATCCGATCCATTCGCCAATGATCCTAGTATTTTCAGATGACTTGGTTTCGGTATGTACAGTCGGTTTCGATTCGTGCCTGGGAGGCCTGTTGTCAGAATGATTGGTAGCAGATTGGGTAGACATATCAGCCCTCCACGGCTTCTCAGGGATCTTGCGTCCCTTCGGTGTTATTGGTTGTCGTCGGTTTCAGATTTGTTGCGGACAGGCCTGATTTCGTCGTCCTCAGTCACCGTATGACCGGGAACAAAACACAAGGCCTTACCATTCCGGCTGTACGTTTCCACCAGCACGCCAGCGCCAGTGTCGTAGACCGAAGTAGTTTCATTCAGTTTGTTCCACTTCATTGTGGAGTGTTCTCCGGAGCCAGAGCCGGATTGGTCTGCCCGGGCATCGGAACAACGTTGTCGCCCTGTGGCGGAGCCGGCTGGGTTGCGGGATGATCGACCTGTTCCTGTTCCTTCTGGACGGGGAAACAACCGATAAGCAGGTTATGCCCCACGGCCTGCAGGATGCAATGCAGATCTCCAAGGGTAATCTTCGGGTCGAGTTTCGAGGTGTCAATGGGCGTTACGTGGATGTTGTTCTGTTCCATAGCGCCCTCCTTTCGAATGATTTTTTTGTCACAACCATTTTTATACCCCGCCTTGTCCATGTTGTCAACAATGTCGTTAAACTTTTTTTCATAGACCACAGACCTGGAAGGATGAATAGTGACGCAAGTGACATTAGTGACGCAAATTCCAAATCCTGTTTGACCTTTTTTGATTAGTGACGTTAGTGACGCAAGTGACACAAATTTCAGATCCTTATATGGTTTTTGTAAAACGTCAAAATCGACACTACGTCACCTATGTCACCTATGTCACTCGCTATGTCACTCTGAAAAACCCTGCCAATAAAACCTTTTGACTGTTTAGTGACGTTAGTGACATAAATCCCCCATTAAAGCTACATGAACAATTTTATTGAGTGATATGGTATACATATTGTTACTTTTACGTGTAAGGTGGTAATTAATAGGAAACTTACGTCACTTGTGTCACTCGACCCTTTGATTTCCTTGTTATAGTTGATTTTTTGTTAGTGACGTGTCGATTTTGTCTATGTCACCCTACGTCACTGTCTCGTTTTGAGACATATTGCCCTTGAATCCAGTTTTATCATTATTGCCGTCGCTGGACTTCTTTTCAATTGCCGGATATCATTCTTGCATGGATAACAACACGGAAGACAAAAAACATCTATGCAGATATGCGAAAGAAAAAACCCCGGCGGATCACCAATCCTTCGACCTATTCGAAATGCAAGAATCTGTCGATACCCAGATCCGCTTTAATCTGTACTTCGGTGGTCAACGTCCCAAGATCTCCATTCGACGATTCTTCTACTCCAGGAAGTATGACAAGTGGATTCCGAAAAAGGGACAAGGCATCACTATCGCGATCTATACCTTTGGTGATTTTCTCAAGGGCTGCATCATTGCTCGTCGGAAGGCCAAAGAAATCGCGGAATAACAGACGTCCTGACACATAAGGTTGAGATCTGCCGGTCGATCTTTGGCCACAACGGGCATACTTATATGTTATCCTATATCTGCTATCCTGCCTTGCTTTAGACGGGTAGGGCGGGACGCAATTTCAATTATTCTGGCCGAAAAACGGCGGGCGGTTTTCCGGCTTCCAACCAGAATCGACGTTTTCCCGGGCTGATCCAGCCCAATATCTGGCAAATTGCGCCTAGACCCGGAAGGAATCCCGAGATCTGGACATTCTTCATCCCAGATTTCGCCAGTTCTACCTGATCCTGCCCGTTCTATCCGCGTTCTACATTTGATATTTGCCGATAAAAGACAATTCCGCTGCATTCTTTTCAGACAGTGCTTCATCTTGCGGGTTCTACCTGCATTCTTTCCCGGTCTACCCGGCCAGTCCTTCATATATATGGGTATGATTCCATTAAATTTGTGGTTGAAACGGGTGAACCGGTACGCATCAAAGCCAGTGAAAAGCCGTGCCAGTGCAGAACAATAAAAAAGTATAAAAAAAGTCTTGACCATTCGGGCATTATGGGCGATAATGTAGATATGAACGGAAAAACAAAACAAAACAAACCGGAGGAAACTATGACTACCGATCACATCAACGAACTGAACAACATCGAACGCTCACTGACTGAAATTGCTGACATGCTCAACGGAATTTACGTGACTGACGGCGTGTCTGAACATTCTGACTTCATCGCCGAGGTTCATGTCGTGGCTATCACTTCCGACTGTGAACTCCATGATCTTTACTTCAACGTTCACAAAAGCGGACTGTCCACTTTCATGGACGCGATCGACAACAGTGACGACATCCACTTCGCCTGTGAACTGGTCTAAGGATGACTGACATGACTACCAACTTCTACGATCCGTTTGCCAAAGCTCGTCTGAACAATGACAGGGTCTGCGCCCTGTTTTCCGGGAAGACAATCAAGATTCGTGGCCGATCTGTCAATATGAAAGACAACGGCAACGGCTGGGATATCTTCGTTGACGGCTTTCTGGAAAAGTCCATCCCATATCTCGACTCTACTGGCGAGGCTACTGACTTCGTTCGCAACATGACTTCTGCCCAACTGGAGGACTGACATGAAACTCACCAAGAAATCGCTGAAACAACACCAGACCAGAATCGCTGCAATACGAACGGCAAGGGGTGTCTACCGAATCGAAACTTGCTTCAACCGGTATATGGGCAAGAACTTCTACACGCCTTACCTGAAACGCGGCAAGCGGCACGTGCAACTCGGCCTCACGGCTGAATACACGCTCGACACTCTCGAGAAGGCCGGCCAGCGGATCAAGGAACATATGAAACAGAATCCTCCCGAGTCCTACCTGCCGAAAGTTGGGATGGGCGCTACGCTGCACCTGTGGTCTGACAAAGAACCATTCTTCATCGTGGAGGTTTCTTCCAATCTCAAACGGATCAAGGTTCAATCTGCGAAAGCCGAACTGGTAAAGGGCCCGGGCGATTGCATCCTCGGCGGATTCTCTGCCATCTTCACAAACCAATCTCAACAGGAATGGAAAGTGACTCCTGATCCGGAAGGCAGGATCGCTGAATACTCGCTGAGGAAGTCTGGACGTTGGATCCGGACTGGATGCCAAGACACTGGCGGCGCTTGTTTCCTGACCATCGGCTATGCCTACAAGTTCTACGACTACAATTTCTAAGGGGTCTGACATGTATATCTTTCAAACGCTGAATGATGGAACCGAGGACAGGTCTTCTAAGGACGCTGCCGCGATTATCGGCCGCTACGACGAGGGCTTCGTACACAGGTTCACTGACCACCAGATTGCCATAAGCCATCTGGAAACAGTCCTTCGCCGAGCGGATTGCTTGGCCTATTCGGATCGCGTCCGGCTTGAAGCCGCTTTGGACAAACTCAACAAGATCGTCGTCGCGGAAAACTTCCGTAAGACCTGCAGGAGAATCTGACATGAACTTCCTCGCCAAACCTACCTGCCATTCCATCAAACGGTTCCACCGATACTCGTCGCTCGTTGACAAGGGTCTGTCACCTGCGAACGCAATGCGGTTGGCATTGGGGTTCGGCATGCTCCATTGGTCGCTGTGTATGCTTGACTCCGTGATCCCTAACCGGCAACAGTCCAAGCTGTTTGTTGAATATGGGCTTGAGAAGATCCTTTCGGATCTGTGTGCAGAAAACTCAAAGGCAAATCCACTTGCCAATATGAAGGAGATCTGACATGAAGTACACTCAACATAACAGCTTTGAATACGGCAAAGAATTGGCACAGGAGATCTTGGAAGAAGTTGAAGTCAACCACGGAGTCAATAGGGCTTGCACCGAGTGTAGGCACATGTTGAAGTTACTTCGTGATCCATCATCATTTGACAGTTCTAAACCATTCGTGAAAGGGCTTATTGCTGCGCGAGAAGAATACTTGAAATTTCATTCTTGAGGTCTATTGGTACACCAGTCAAAAATTATTTTTACCCTCAAAACCCGCATGAGTGTTGAATGTTAGGGTAGTGCTCTGAAAAAAGTATAAAAATGTTCTTGACCTTTTAGACAGAACAGGCTATACTTTAATTAACGAACGAAAAAAACAACAAACCAAAGGAGCCAAACATGGACAACTACGAACTCATTGCAACTCTGGAAGAAGCACAGGAAAAAATGATGGAAGCCCTTGAACTGATGGGTGAGGTCTACGCCGAAACCGGGAACGAAACTGCTAAGACTTATCTGATCGACCATCTCACAACTCTTACTTCCAACAACCATGGATTCATGTCTCGCGACTACAATGTTGACAATTGGATCGAATCACTTCGGGAAGAGGCCTGACATGGATATGACAATCACGATTGAACACAAGCCAGGTATCACGCTCATTCACCTTGAATCTACTTGTTACATTGCAAACTTCGTTATCACTGGAGGTGCGATTCCGTTCGGTTATCTCGAGGCCTGGGTTGACAACCGGAAGAAACTTCATCCCGGTATCGTCGTACAGGATCTCCATTACCTCAAGAAGAAACTTGAAGAAGACGGTCTTACAATCATGCGCGGGAATGACGCGAAAGACGCTTGGGGGATCTCATGACTGTTTATCGCAAACCTATGAACGTTGAATCTCGACTCTACTGGCGAGGTCATTGACTTCATTCGTGACATGGCTTCAGCAAAATTGGAGGGCTGACATGAATCCGATGACTTACAACCGAACTCGCGAAATGGCTGAGAAGCTTGTGATGGGATTGTTCAAAACTAAGAAGGGCGCTCGTGAACAGAAGCGCCTGTGCCCGGACTGGTGGGAAGCACAAATCGAACACTACATGGGGAAAGATCCTGACGTGCTCGAAGGAATGGCCGAAGCCCCTGATACCGTTCCCCCGTTTCTCTACAAGCAGGTTCGCTCGGTGCATGTCGCATACTATCGTTCTCGTGGCTGGTCTGCATACGAAAAGGGCGCGACTTGGACACTGATGGAAAAGCCGAATCCGCGTTACAAGGAATCTTGAAAGGAGTCCCCATATGAAACCCGATCCCTCAAATCCTATCGTGTCTGGCGCTGTCCTCGTGCGCTGCTATGGCTACAAAGAACTGGATCCCCGCTGCCTTCTTTGCGAACATTCGCATCTCCATGCTCGCAGTCCTGAATGTAACAAGATTTGCGACGTTGCCGATGGCAGGGCTTGTGTTATCGAAGGAGTGCTCGATGTCGCGTAGTCAAACCATAATCTTCATCACTCGACCAATCGGAGCGAAAACACCGGGAGGCATCCGCTTCAATTGCATAGGACTGCAAACCCAGATCGACATCTTTCCGACTGGCAAGGATGACCTGTGCGACGTTCGCTACAATCGCTTTGGACAATCACACAGGTTGGGCTTTATCAATCGCAAGGATGCCATACTCAGTGCGGCTGACATTCTTGAAAGAGAACATTCACTGGAAACCGGGAGGGGATATGAGATTCTCAATTGAAGACCTGATGGCTGCAGATTCCGATTATGCTGGATTCTGTATCAACTGTGGAACGTGGCATGACGGAGTGGAGCCCGATGCCCGAGGATATACTTGTGAGGAATGCAAAACACCTACCGTGTTTGGCGCTATGGAAATCGTTATCATGGGCCTTGCGAATTTCTGATATGATTAAGTGCTCCGATTTGACAAAGCCCCTTCGGATACGCAAAACTGGAACCAACATTGAGGTCAATGAAGATTCCACCGGAGGGCAGACAAGGGGTGCTATGTTTGATCCAGCTGAAATGATCCGCAGGACGCATTACAATTTTTTGCATCCACGTGAGCAGGAAGTACTTCGGGATTGTCCACCGGAAGGATCACTCCAGAGATCTGGATTCCTTGCGGTCAAAACGGATGGCTGCGCCTACGTCGGTATCGACCGCCGAGATGGTACGCTGTCCAACTGGAAACTGGTATACGGCATACCTTTGGTTTGAAAGTTTTTTCGTTCGGGTATACCAGTCCTTATGGGAGTCACGTGGCTCCCGCTTTTTCTTTAGTTGGATCCAGTGCTGGTTGACATCCACTTCATTCAACGAGCGGCGGCGGCAGACAATATCAACCGGGCTCGACAGCGGCGAAAGTTTTTTCATTTAGATTCGCTGGCTGGGTAGTGCCTTGATCCGTTTCAAAACCAAAAACGTTTTTCCGTTTCTGGCTGGCCTTCCGGCGCTCAGGTCAAGGCCGGAAAAGTTTTCCCGGGAAAATTGCAACAAAAAAAAATCGGCAACCCTGCCGGCAGTACAATGGGTCACACCTAAACATACCTCCGAGGAATACTCAATCTATTTCCAGATTTGATGTTTCCTGTGCGTATATCTTCGTATATAATGTGATCTGAAAAGGAGGGCTTTATGAAAGTAGAAATGATTTCTTTGGACCGGATCAAACCATACGACAAGAATCCCCGGGTCAATGACGAAGCGGTATCTAAGGTGGCAGAATCAATTGAGCAGTTTGGATTCCAGCAACCTATCGTGGTGAACCTTGACGGAGTGATTATCGTGGGCCACACGCGCTTCAGAGCTGCAAAGCTATTGAAGTTGAAAGAGGTTCCAGTATGCGTAGCCGATTTGCCAGAAGACAAAGAGAGGGCTTATCGAATTGCGGACAACAAAACGAATGAGTTTGCGCGATGGGACTACAATCTGTTGAAGGGCGAATTGAAGGATCTGAACGCGGTTGATCTTGATTTCGAGCTTGGAGATCTTGGTATTGATTTCGGCGAGTTGAGTTACACTCCACCGGCTCCATCCGTACCTGGACTCGGTTCAGGTATCAACACTCCACCGGCAGCCAATTTCACTATGGAAGAAGACGAGCCGGACAGGTCACACGCGAACACGTTACCGGAGATTGATACTCGAGAAGTGACGGACAAGAACATTGAACGTGCGGAAAATAGAATGGGCGTAGGTGAGGCGCGAATGGATCGCATTATGATCGAGGCAATATGCCCTGAATGCGGAGCGGAATTCAACGTTTCGCCACAAAAGGGGTGAGCATGGACAGGGAAGAAGCACACCACTTATTGAGAAATGCGAAGTACACGTTCGCGAAGACGATGCCGAAGAATCCTCATTACTATTCGGTACGAACCGAATGGGAGGATGAA